AAGTTCAGGTCCTCGTCGGACTCGAACTCCACGCGCCAGCTCTCGCCCATGGTGTATATCAGGTGATCCTCCACCCCACGGATCATGTCCTCGATGGTGAAGATGTCTGGATTGGAGGAAGCGCTATACGCCGTAGACAGCTGAAGTTGCTTCTGCACGTCCACTGGAGTGGCGTACGTGACGTACGGACGACACACGATGCTCTCTGCGGTAGCCGCGGTGGTCACTGACGCCACCGACACCCGGATCCAGTACCGAGCGGTGCTGTCTGGTACCGACCCCACCGTGTGAGGTGCCGCTGTGGTTATGGCAAAGGCGGCCCAGGCCGTGTCGATGGAAGAGCCACGGTGGTCCCAAAGCATGAACTGTGGCGTCGTCTCGAACTGCCCGTCTACCAGCGGGACGAACTGTAGCCAGCTCGACACGCTCGCGCCGTACTCCCAGGTCAAGGCGCCGTAGTTTCCAGCGGTGGTAAGCACGTACATCACGGCGTCGAACCGACGGCTGAACCCGAAATAGAGGTAGTCGGCGGCCTCACCCATCAAGGCAAACACGGTACCTCCGTCTGTCTGCGCCTCTATCGTGCTATTTACAAACGCGGTAGCGGAGTCATCATACAACCACACCGCGGTGAGAGGTGTTCCAATTGGCATTGTGTGCTCCTTACTTTCCTAATCCGGTTAGAAACCCCATGGCGGTGGTGATCAAGACCCCGATAGCAGGCACCCCGCCAAGCATGCCACGCTTAAGCCACTTAACGTTGGTCTCCGTGTCTTGAAGTGACTTCTCAACCACAGTTAAGCGGTTGGCGAGTGTTCGGCACAGCTCTGGGACTGACTCCGTGCGCTCACGCATAACCGCTACGTCTATGCGAAGCTGGGTGAGCATCTCCCGCTGTGTCTCTGCTTTTATTTGATCGGGCGTAACCATTTCAATTGTTACCTCTCATCTTGGGTCAGCGCTTGCTTTGCCCTAAACTCATTGATTACCGCTTGCGTGTGCTCAAGCGCCACGATGCGCCGTATAGACTCATCTCGAGCGCTAACGTTGTCACCTGGTGACACTACGTCGCGATGATACGTGCGGGAGATCTCCACACCGTCGCGTTCGATGATCGTGTCGGTGCGGACCTGAATTTGTCCGTCGGGAAGGATTGTTCTCTGTCCGATTTCGGTTCTTTCAGTGAGTGCCATGATTCCTCCTCAAGCTGCTTGATAGTGCCCATAAAATAGGGCCCCGCCATCTGCCGACCATTCAGAAATCAGAAATGCTGAGGCGCCATCCACGCCGTCTAACGCTACCAGGGGAGCAAACTGGGCCGCAGACCCTATAGTTCCGGTAACGGTAGATGCGTTGGAATTGGCCCAACCTGAGCCGCTGGTGACAGTCAGGGAGCCAAAATTATTTGTCAAAGTACGCGCTACAAATGGCAGACCCACGATACGCGCTTGTTGGGTTGTGGTGAGTGATCCTATAGAGGTTGTTGATAATCGCCCTTGTATAGTTACAAGTTGGCCAACCTTTACATAGGTGCCCACCTGTATACCATACACTTGCGTTTCGCCGGAACCATCCAGTGAGTCATCGGCCAGCGCCGGCGTCCACGTCCCCTCTTCGTAGTCGTCCAGCGTGTTGGCCCCGGCCGAGGCTACCTGCGTGGCCGGGAAGGATATCGCCCCACCGGAGAGTGTTGGTACGACGGGGAAGTCTACTACCCCTGCTGCTGATACAGACAGGGCGGTCTGCTTCTGTGTCCCGTTGTCGTTGAGTTGAGTGATCTCTAGGATTTGGTTAGTTACGGAAAGGCGCACATCTTTTAAGTCTGCTGCCGCCCCTCTGTCGCCCAGGAGAAACGTACCAGCGCTACTTCCTAAGACTGATAGAACGTTTTCACCCGACCCCGTACCTTCCACAACAAGGCGATTCAGGTCTATCTGAGCCTCGCCCTCGATAACCGCGATGCTCTCCTGCGGTGTCTGGTCTATTCCATTTATAAAAATCGGCATCTTACCCTAAAGTCCTCGCTCACAAACCTAGATATTTCGCAGCAGCGCCCACATTTTGCTCACCGAGCTAGATGCTTGTTTGAATTGTGTACGTGATAGTTAACGACTCACCGTCTCCGACAGTGATCGTCCCTGTCAAGTCCCGCAAAATCAAGAACCCTCTTTGAGTTGCCGCAATTTGCTGTGAAACAACTAGGCCTATTTCCTCTACAAGAACAGCGGCCCCCGAAGAGTTACCTAAGCTCCTGGTAAGATCTTGCGACGTCAGACTTGCACCGACACCAACCGCGCCCTCTCCAGTTGTTGCATTGTATACGAGCTGGTTGGTTCCAGTGCCGCTAACAATGGGAGTTGCTAAATAGGTATCTGTTGCGGCGACAGCGGTATTTCCTAGTCCAGCAACAATTCCCTTTGCCTCAATCCCAAACCCAGACACGACAGCATCGATATTTGGGGAGGTAGCAGAAAGCGAGTAGCTCACCGAGTCTATACCAGTCGCTGACTGTGCCTGTCCAAATATATTTCTGTTTACCACCTGGATAAACTGGCCAACAAATGAGCGCGCTCTGTACCTTCTGGTCTTGCGAACCAACTTCCCAGAGTCCGTTTTGGTAACCGTAGCTTGCCAGTACACGGCCACTGTAGGAGGTGCTGGTTTCATTCTTTCCTTTGTCATTAAGTGACCACCGCCATAAAGCTAGATGTTATTGTTCCCTCTTGAACTCCCAGGTCAACTCCTACTTCAGATATATTAAAGGACGACCCCAGGTGGTCTACCGCGGCCTCGCACTCTACAACTTGCAAGACACCATTGATAACCACGGTAGCTCCGTCTTGCGCAACCCCGTTTATAAATACTGGCATTATGAAGGATACTCCGTAAGCAAGGCTGAAATGAGCCTGCTCTGTTCCGCGGGGTCTACTGCACTTGGACTAACGCGCGCGGCGACTTCAAAGGTCAATCTTTTAACACCGCCAGCTAGGAAATCGTCATGCAAGAGTGTAAATCCGAGGGCTTCTGCCGCCGCAATTTCTAACGCCCTTTCAGCGTCTCTGGTGTAAAATACTTCCATTGCCCTCTTATGCCACCTTAGTTAATTTCAAGTACGAGTCTGCTTTAACTACCGTATCTTCTACGGTCTGATTGAACTGCGCCCACTGCAGTTGCACGTTGCCGGCCGTGGCCCCGACATTTACTAGGCCAATATAGTGATCTATTCTGTCTGTTGCTGTCGCAGTTCCGGAGTGGCCAGTTTGCGCTTCTGTAAGAGATAGGGCTCCAGCCGTTCCAAAGGCTAACGTAAAACTCCCGATAGCCGCCCAAGCCATGGTAGCTCCTGACGGAACGGCCCATCCAGTTTTCACCCCAGAAGTTGTTGGCGCCGTATACCGCAGATATAAGCGCAGAATATACTGTGAGTTAGCTTCTACTGGAAGGACAAGTTCGTCGTCGTTCTGTAACGTAGTCGAGTCACTTACCGCCTCGTTCGAAGCTTTAATCACGATTTGTTCATTAGGATCTGATATAAATTGTTCCACCCCATTGATAAAGGTAGCCATTACGCGAGGTTCCCACCAGCGACCACCGCGTAGCCCTCAACCACGATGTCAGTCACGGTCGCCTCGTCTGCGGCGCCGCCAGCGATCGTTATCTCGATCTCGGTCCCGACCTCTATCCGCACCAAGCCGGTCCAGGACAGTTCGGCCTCGGCGTCTAGGTTAGCCACCGCGCCTGTTACAGCGCTGATTATCACGCTTGGGGTCACGTCGTCGGTGGCTATCGCGATGCTGGTCAGCGCGGCGTCGTCCGACGCGTCCACGTTGGGCATCTTGAAGCTCAGGCCGGTCAGCATGAACACCTGCGACGTCCCCGTGAAGAGCACGTAGGAGGCAGCTGCTTGCGCCAGGTCGAAGGTGGTGGCTGAAACTTGACGTTGTCCAATCGATAGGGCTTCAGCGTTCTGGAAGGTCACGATCTGCTTGGCGTAGGCCATAAGCGACTCAGTTGTAGAGACAGCTCCAGCAGCGGCAGCGTCCTCTTTGTTTCCAATGACGTCTCTCATTACCACGTTGCCAGCGTCGTCAGCCGCCGGCACGTCGTGAAAGCCGTCTATTACGGCGAGGTCAGCTACAACCCCAGCTGAGCTTGGTTCGAATGGCATGGTAAATCTCCGCGCGCGTTATAAAATCCTGGTTCGACTACTTGCGCCTAAGAGCGCGCTTTATTAAATTAACGACAATAGACTTACGCCGCCTGTCCAGCTTGCTCGACAGCATGAGGCCGATTATTACCAGCAACAAGACGTTTGTAATCACAGCAGCTCCCTGACAATTAGCCCACCTTGTATGTCTGCGTTAGCCGCGAACGGCCGCACGCACAGCACCAGGGTCTGTTGGGTCCCGTCTATCTTAGACCCAAGGTATAGAGGGTCTCGCAAGGACGTGGCCAGGTGCTGGGAGTTCTCGACAAATCCTCCCTGAACGGCCGTCCCGCCGGTGACCGTGTTCGCCGTGGCGCCCCTCGCCGTTTGAAGCGCGGAGTTGGTCTCATCACCGTAGGTAAACGTGCCTGCCACCACAGGGTCAAAGAGCAATATCCACTCAAAGTCCTCCTTGGTCTGTGACAGCATGGTCAGCTGCTCTATCAGGCAAACTACGTCGAGCTGAGCGGACTTTAGCCGGAGTCCAACCACCGCGTACACCGTGTTCACTACGTTTGCATCCACGTGAGTCCCGTTGGTGGAGAAGTACCGAAGCACTCCGTTCGGGTCCAGCCCGCCCTCAGACACGACCGTGCTGCAGATGTGGGTCATCTCGGCGGTGGCGTCGGTGGATACGATGGAATATCGTATCGGCAAGTTGGGGGTGGTCATGAACACCGACGTAGAAACGTTGCTGTGGTTAAACTCGTGGCAGTATGCGACGATCCCGTCAGAGAAGATACCGAACCTCACCCGACCAAGCCCTAGCCACTGGAAGTCTATGCTGAACACCTGGCCCTTTGTCGTGTCGATCGTGACACCTGACACGCCGGTGCCGTCGAGCTTGTCCAGGTTCCAGTCAGCTTGTGCGACTATCGTGTCCACGGCGCTCTTGCGCTTTCCCACCGCAATTCCGGCGCTCGTCACTTGAAAGAAGCAGCCGTTGTTGTCGTCGAAGATACCGCACCGAGCCGTTACCCCGCTGGCCGCTGCTCCCAGGACGGAGGTGAACAGCCCGTTTTGCCCCTTTCCAGGCTGGTGGTTGAACCGTCGGAACGTTTGCCGGATGATACTGTCCCCGGCCTCGACGTGCATCAAGATGTCCGCGTTTGCTGGAACGTGTGTCGACGCGGCGTTCCCGGACCCGTTAACGATAACCTCGTCGAAGAACAGCGGCGCCTTATCGTGGGTGTGCTTGTAGTCGAACAACGTGTATCCAGTAGACACCCGTAGGCGCGCGACCGGGTCGATGGCGGCCGAGTCCCCGAACTCGAACGGTAGTGGGTTGTCGGTGCTGACCGGCAACCCGTCTACCAGGATGTAGTGGCTCCCTGGGACAAACGGCATCTATACCCCGTACACCGCGAACCGGACCGTGGGGGTCTCGACCCCGGTCTTCTGGATGAAGCTTATCCGGGACGCGATGCGTATGTTCTCGTCACTGTACGCCTCCCCGGCGGCCAGCTCCACGGTGAAGTTGGTAGCGGACGCGTCCCCGTCGAAGCGTATATAACAGGCGAGGTCGGTGATGAAGGCCACCTTCCGGATCTCGGTCGCCCTGGCGTTCTGGTGGGTCACCGTCTTGTCTACGGTGTAGGCGTCGGTCGAGTCCCAGTCGTCGTCGGTACCGCCGGACAGCACGCCGGTGATGGTGGTGGCGGTGACCGCCGTGATTACGGCGCTCGACACGTCGGTGGTGTTGTTTACCGTGTCGCCTACCTGCACGCCCTTGTTGATGAAGTCCCCAGCGCTGTCGGTCAGCACAGCCGCGTTGTTGGCGCCCGTGTGGGTACCTGTAGCCACGATGAGTGTGTTCTCGAACCGGCGCAGGGCGCTGACCAGCACGATGTTCTCGTCAACCGCGGTGGTTGTTAGGGTCTTGCTCCCGCCCTTCATGAAGGGAAGCGTGGTTGCGGACTCTTTCACGGAGCGCGGAAAGTCCGAGCTATCATTGAATCCAATTCCTGGCAGTGACATTATCTATTAACCTCTTCCCTCAACGAGGGTGACTCTGGTTCGTCGCCTCATTTGCGGAAGCCCTCCATCATGGCTTCCAGGCCCTTGAGCACCTGCCGCTCCTTGAGCAGCTTCTCGGTCTTGGCCTTGATGGACCCGCAATACGCGGATGGGTCCGACTTATCTCTGTTCTTGCTCACACAGTCGTCAAAGTCCCTGTAGCCGGCGAATGGCATCTGGTCTGTACCCTCTAACTCAAGAAGTCCCGGCCAGCGAAAGCTGAAACCGGGACTCGGTCCGTGGTCTTTCAGTCTGTTCGCCTCACCTGAGGTGCCGGGCGGGGGTGGGTTGCTAGTCTTCTTCCGGTATGAACCGCTCGTACAGCGGTAGGTGATCCATGGTCAGGAGCTTACGCTCGTCCAGCTCCTTGAACCGAGACTTTATCAGTCTCTTGACCTTCGAGCTGTCCAGCAGCTCCACGTTCTTGATGACCTTGGCGGCGGCGTCGCCGTCCCAGGCGTACAGGGCTCGGCTATCCACCTGGTTGACCTGAAGGCTGATGGCCTCGGCCACGTCCTCCAGGCTCAGGTCCTCGCGAAGCTGGCGAACCAGCTTCAACGAGGCGTAGTCTCCTTGGTTGGGCAGGATGTCTAAGAGTGTGACCCGCTCGAATACTGTAAGCTCCACGTGTGGGCTCCTTTGTCTAGATTTGTTAGGCCGCCGAGGCTATCGTGACCGTGCCGGAGTCGTCAACTCGCAGGATGACCTCGTCTCCGCCGGAGTCCTTAAACCGGATCAGGTTGACCTTGTCGGTGTCTACTGTAGACAAGGTGACGTCGGTCATGTCTATCAGGGTATCGACCGTGATGTTTGCGTTGACCTCACCACGGAGGATAGACCCCAGGATGTCGCTGCCGCTCAGACCCTCGGCGTGAGCCAGGAATACCGCTGACTTGGTATAGGTGGCCCCGTCCTCCATGGTGACCTTACCGCGGACCGCGGCCACGTCAGCCACCGTGCCGGTGTAGGCGTTGCTGTTGTGCCCGAACTCTCCCGACAGGCCGTAGGCGAAGGTGATGTTGCCGGTGGTGGCCGACCTCACGTGGGCCTTGAAGTTGCCGCCCTCTAACCCTCCGACTGCCACCGCGGCGCCCTGGGCTGCGATGACCTCCATGCCTCGGACGGTGCTGCTGTTGGCGATGAGGGTACGGACCTCCATGAACATGCCTTGGAACTGGGTGTTGTCAGACTTAGACGAGTTGTACCGCAGCTCCCACATCTCTCCGAACCCGTAGGTGGCCGGGATTGACTGAGCTGAGCCGTTGGCGCTCTCCGAGGAGACGCGGTGAGACCCGTGGAAGATCGTGTTCAGCTGGCTGATGAAGTGGATCCCGGTCAGGTCGTAGTAGCCTATCTCCTTCCCTTCATGCCACAGCTCTTGCCGGCTGTCGTCAATGTCGTGGTGAAACCCTTGGAACGTTGTAAGTACAGGCATCTTTAGTAGGACCTCTCGTCATCAGCCAGGATGTAGTTGACTTGAATGTACACCTCGGTGATGGTTCCTCCGCCGGACTCGACCACCACGATCTCTATGGGCTGGCCGGCCGCAACCTCATTTCCATTAAGCCCGGAAAGGGTAGCCTGAAAGACGGTGTTGTCGGCTAGATCGCTGTTGGTCATCTGGGTGCAAAGCCTGTTGGTAGACCCGGCCGCCGTGTCGTACGCGGCAGCTGCCATGACGTCGACGGTGTCGGACGCGGTGAGGCCTTCACCGATCCCTTGGATCCCGGTGATGATGATGTCCACCTGGGGCGTGAAGACTATCCGGCGAGCTGTGGCGCTGGTGACGCCCAAAGCTCTGGCCGACGCAGACCGCATGACTTCCTGACCCTTTCCGAGCTCGTCACGAACTCGCTTGGCCGTGGCGTATAAAACCTTCTGTTGTCTAACTCCTGGAAATGCCATAGTTAGTAGGACCTCTCATTATCAGCTAGGATGTAGTTTACCTGCACGAAGAACTCGACGATGGTGCTGTCAGACCCGACCTCGGTGACCACCAGGATGATCGGTTGCCCGGCTGCTACCTTGTTCCCGTTTAACCCAGACAGTACAGCCTGAAAGATGGTGTCATTGGGGACGCTGGCCGCGGCGATCTCGGTGCAGAGCTTGTTGGTAGCGCCAGCAGCAGTGTCGTAGGCGGCGGGGGCAAGGACGTTGGCGGTATCCAGGGAGGCCATGTCCTCGGCCGCGACCTCGATGCCAACCACGATGATGTCTACCTGAGGAATGAACACGACCCTGCGGGCCTCAGCACCGCTGGCCACGTTCAAGGCCCGAGCCTCCACGTGTCGGAGGATCTCCTGGGCTTTGCCCAGCTCGTCGACCACGCGCTTGGCGGTGGCGTAGAGGGTCTTGTTTTGCCGAACTCCGGGAAATGCCATGTGTTACCTCCACCATAGTTTCTTTTTGACCATCGCGGTCAGGGCAATGGGACTCCCTTTCATATGACGCGCCCTCGTTGAGGGGCCCGAGGCCCCCAGGCTTTTGAGTTCCTGGGGGCCACTGCTAACTCTTAGCTTAGGTCAGGTTGGTGTTGTCGCTCAGGTCGGTGACCTTACCCTGTGCTCGGAAGTTCAAGCACCGGAGGTTGGCGGCGGTCAGGAAGATCGCCTTGATCCCCAACATGTTGTTGTGGATGTAGTCTCTGCTCTCCATGTACTGGGTGGTGAACAGGACCGGGACTTCCAGGAACCGAGTGTCCAGCACGTAGACGTTGGTACCGCGGACAGCGTCGCCGTTGGCGGCCAGCTGCCACACCGGGGCGGTGTCGGTGTCGGTGAAGAGGGCGATCTTCTTGTAGGTCGCGACCTCAAAGCCGGTCTCGTAGCCAGGCAGGGTGGCCTCGCCGCCCATCTTCACCTGGAACTTACCTTCGCTGATGAAGTGCTGGTTGGCTTGCAGGATGGTGCCCAGCCGTACTTCCTGTTCGACACCGGTCAGCAACAGGTCGGGCTGGAAGCCGTTCTGGCGGATCTTCTGGATCACGTTGTCTATGTGGCTGGTCGACAGGTGCCGCAGGGTGCCGGCGTTGTCGTTGATCTGCCCGGCCGCGTTCCAGGTGCCAGCGACCCGGTCGCTGTGAGTCAAGGACCCGTACAGGGCGCCGTCTACCAGAGCCACACCGTTGATGGTCAAGCCGTCCTCGGTGACTACGTCGTCCAAGCTCCACAGCCCACCGCGGGTCCGTGTGTAGATGACGTCGTCAGTCGCAGGAGAGGTCACGCCACCGGTCTCGGTATAGGTGATGACGTCGCCGGAGATGGCCGTGATGGTGATGTACTTGCCCGAGCCCTCATCGCCAGACACGTGGAAGGTGTCGCCCACGAAGAGGTACTCTCCGCCGCCGGTGACCACGGTGTCGGTGGAACCGCCGCCGGTAGCCACGCGCATGCTGGAGGGGGCCAGAAGCATCTGGTTGAGCTTTTTCAGGTGGTCGACCTCGGCTGTCTCCTGGGCTACTGAGAGGGCATCACCGATGCCGCCTTCCAGGCTGCCGAGGAACTGGGCCAGGGCGCTCACGCCCAGTGAGGTCACGATGAAGGCGGGCTGTGCAGACACGCTCTGCAGGTCCGGGGTGTCGATGGTCGGCAGGGCAGCGGTCTCGCTGATGCCCTGGGTGGACGCGTTCCGGCCGGACCGGATCCTCCAACCAGTTGTGGGACCCCATGCAACCTTCCGAACCAGGTTGAAGAACCGGGTCTGGCTGTTCAGGGCGTCCCAGACCTTAGCACCAAACGTGTTGGTGAAGAAGTCGGTGCCGATGGTGGCGTCGCCGGCGGACGTGATGTCCTTCCGCAGGAGAGAGCCGGGGCCAAAGTATCCGTACTGGGCGGTGCGCTGGCTGCCAGGGGTAACGGCCAACCAGTCAGCCAGGGTGCGCGGGCTAAAGCCCAGGGACTTGTTGATCCCCATGCCCGTCCCGTTGTTGTATAGGCTATCGTTTGCTCCCATGATTGTTAAATCACCTCGTTGATTTTGTCTGGTTAACTGAGATTACCCGATGATGCCGTGCCGGGGCAGGTCGCCAACTTCCTCGCGGAACTTGTTGAGCTGCTTGTAGGACAAGCTCTTCGCTTGTTCCTGTACGTCGCGTGTGATGGTGGCGTTGGTCGCCGTGGCGTCTTTCGCCGGTACGGCCGGTACCACAGCCTTGGCGATGACGGTGCCGTTCATGGCGTTGACCTGGTTGGTCAGCCGGGCAACCTGCTTGGCCAGCATCTTATAAGAGGGCTTTCCAAAGGTTTCGTCTTCCCGGGCTCCGCCTTGATCACCAGCCGGAGAGGCCTCGTTGCCGGACATCCCGCTGTCTTTGTCTTCGAAGGGAGCGTCGTGCTCGTCAGCGTTTACCTTGGCGCTGGCCGCGTAGCCTTTCTTGATCCGGGCGATCTTGGCTTGCGCGAGTTTCAAGGACTTGTAGGCCATGTTCAGCTCTTCGTCCTGGTCCATGGGCATTGCCGGGTCACCCATCGGGTCACCCATCGGGTCTTCGTCTTCCATTCCCAGACCGGCATCCTCGTCACCGTACCCCATGTCGTCTTCCATGCCAGGCATCTGGGGCGGAACCGGGGCTTCGTCCTTGTACATGCCGTGTTTCGTGATCTTTGATTTCCGGACCTTAGCCTTGCTGACCTTTTTCGCGTCTTCGTCTTCCTCTTCGTCCTCGGCTTTCACCAGCACGGCCTTGGCAAGAACCTGTACGTAACCAGCCAGGTCACGCATGTTTTGCTGCAGAGTCTCCAACTCACTCATGTGTAAGCACCTCAAATGATTTCGGGTCAATGGTGACCCCGCGTAAGTCTATAATAACACCACGCCTAGGCTGGGTAAACAAAAACGCCCCCGAAACTCAAGATTCCGGCGGGCGTCTACTGAGTATAATTACATTAAGTTTTGTAAGGGAAGATACTACTTAGCCAGATAGCCCTCTAGTCAGGCAGTAGCACCTCTCCTGTCTTAGCGTCAAATAACACTATGTCTAGGCCGCCCGTGTTGTGGTGCGACTGAAAGAGGCTCTTGAACAAGGTGAAGTAATTTAGTAGGTCGGCCTCGCTGCTTTCCCGGCTCTTCACCAGGCCTATCTCCTGCACCTCGGTCGGCTTTCCCTGGTTGATGTCCCCCTCATTTTGAAACTTGGTGAGCTGCCCGGTGACCTCCTGCTCTATAGCTTGTGGTGCGTCACACTTTTCCTCAACCGTGTTATCTGGCTCAAAGTCTGGCGCGTGCAAGTGATCGGTGTCAGTCCTGTGCTTGCGAATAAGGGGTATACCTCGGTAGGTCAGGCGCTTGCTCACCCCGCCTTTGCTCTTGTTGATGACCTCAAGCTTGGCGTCTTGGTTGACTCCCTCCTCGCAGAGCGTGATCTCGTAAAGTTGAAGGTCGTCGATGCTGTAGAAGCACCTGTCGTCGTCACAGGTGAACTTAGGATTGGCCGCGTTTCCACTGATGCTGAAGCTTCGTAGCTTTCCGTCAAGTACATCCTGTATCACCTGGTGACAGACCTGCGGGGCCGCCTCGTCGGTGCGAACCTCAGCTATCACGAATAGCCCACGGTCGTCGACGTTGGTGGTAAAGACCTTACCTTGAGAGTCGGTGTACTCCGGAATGATGCGCCCCACCGTCACGTTGGAGTGCATCACGTTTACGTTGGCGTACTGACCGCCGTTGGCCATGAACCGTGGCAGGTCCTTGGCCAGGGCCTCGCGGGAGATCTTGTGTCCCTCCAGGTCCACGATGACTGGGCTGGCGTACCCGGCCACGATGAACCGCTGATTGCGGGCCTTGGCTGTCCAGTCCTTGTTTATCACGTGCATGTCGAAGTCGCCGGGATTACCCACCGCCTTCTTAAGCTTACCGCTGCTCAGCGCGTCCATCATTGCCATCCGCGACTCCACACTTCTCACGATGTCGTCGCTGGTCGAGAGCCCAATTCCCCGGCAGTTGTTGTCCCGGGCGGCCATTAGCGTGACCCCGCTGTTGACAAATGGGTCCACCACCACGCCCTTCTGAGGACAGGTGGCCTTGAGCAGCTTGTTCACCAGGTTAACGGAAGGGGCGGCTGTCTCACTCTCGTCTAGCTGTGTCGGGATCGCAAACATCGGCGCGCGGTAAAAGCTGCGCTGCTTGGTGAAGTGGAACGCCTTGCCGTGGGTCCAGTCGTACCGTCCCATCAAGAGCCAGTCAGACTCGCGCATCGCCTTCACCAGCCCAGCGTTGTCGTACTCCTCCTTGGTTATAACCCACGTGGATCCCTGGCTCGTCAAGGCCTTCTTAAGGTGGCTCAGTCCGCTAACCAGGCTGGGAACGGTCACGCCCTCTGGCGCGGTGACGCAGCAGTGGATACTGTTGGCGCCTAGCTCGGACAAGCGGTCAGCGAAGCCCTTGCTGATCACGTAGGACTGAGGCGCGGTGCCCAGGGCTTTATTGAGGGTGGTGTACTTCTGCCGACTGATAATTCGGATCTTGTCGGTCTGACGTGTGCGCGCTATTCCAGCCGTCGGCGTGTACACCTGGGTGCTGACCGTGGAGTCACCCGCGCCCACTATGCCGCCCCCGTCGCCCTCCTTCTTCACGCCCATCCAGGGGTACCTCTTCAAGAGCTGCTTGTTGGCTGGTTGAATTATCTTTACAGGCCCTGGCCGCCGGTTCATGCGCCTCTTGATGTCCGCAGATAGGACGTGAGCGACGTTGACCTGGCCCGCGGTCAACTGGGTTGTCTTAAACCGCTTCTCGTGGCCTTCTGGTGTAAAGGCAGTGCGTTCAACAACTTGCTCGGAGATGTTGCCGAAAAGCCGTTTGAGGGCCACCAGCAGATTGTCAGGATCCACCTTATTCGCACGGGCCACGTCGCTCACGGAAATGTTGGTGAGCGTGTCTTCCTCCTCGCTTTGAGGATCAGGCGCTGTAAACTCGCTTCCTTCCACGCCAGACGCTTGGTGGCTGAACCGGTGGTGTTGCGCTATGGGATGACACCCGACAATGTTGGCGTGCTCGTGGTGTCCAACCGCGCAGGGCGCCTTGTTAATCAGGTCAGCCTCTTGAATCGGGGGAAGCTTGGTAGCAATAGGCTTAGGGTTGTCACGCTCGGTGTTCAGTACCATCTCGTCGGACTGGTTATCTGGCATGGCGGGAAACTCTTTGCGCATGGCCTCAAACCGCGAGTTGGTCACTCCGTCGTCCATCGTGTCCTTGAAGGCCTCGTGGCTAGGCCGCTCAGCCGCCACCGTATCTCCGCTAGGCACCAAGGCCGACTTGTTTATCAAAAACGCCCGAAAGACCCCTAGGTTCAGCTCGTCCAGGTCGTCAGGCTGCGCCCACTGGTAGCCGGTGTGCTCCTCAGAGAGTATAGGCCGGTCATGACTGGTCACGGCGTCGTAGATCACCACGGGGCGCAAGCGGTCAAGCTTCAACATCTGCACGCCACGCTCGCGGATCTTTACCAGGTCGAGCCCGGTCTCTTCCTTTACCTCACGGATGAGGGCGTTTTGCAGCGTCTCACCGTCTTTGACGTGGCCTCCAGGTAGGTCCCAGTAGTCAGAGTAGGCGTCCTTGAGGACGAGAACTCCGCGGGGGCCCTTGATGACCGCCTTCACGGAGATGTTGGTGTCCATTGCCTTAGCCAGCATCTTGACCTGCTGCTCAAAGCCGTCACGCCGAGGCAGCGAGGCTTGCGGTCGCTCAGGCCGCTGAGGGGTCTGGGTCAGCCAGTTTCCAACCGCGGTGACTCGCGCCCGCTCCTCAGGGTCCAACTGTCTAGCGGTCGCCGGATCGTTCACGATGTTCTGCAGGATGCTATTCACCTGGCTCAGCATGTCGTGCGCTTTCTTGTCCCCGACGTCTAGCTTTTGCGGTGGAACGCCTGGCAGGTCCGTCATGTCTATCTGTCCGTCAGCCGTGCCTGCTTCCGCGTCTATCTCAGCCTTCAAGATCAGCGTCCCCCAAAGCTCCAACCCGGCGTTGGCCAAGGTGACTGCCTTGGAGATTGGAGAGTCTTCTGGCTCGAACGCGCTCTTGTTGGTAATCTCATGGGAGTAGTAGACGTCCTTCAGAACGTCGAATGCCTGCTTGGCTTTATTAGTCATACCTTGCTCCGCTGTTACAGCGTCCCATGGGGCGAATACCTCTGGGGCTATGTAGCTGTCTAGACTTACTTTTGGCGTGTTCCCCAGGAACTCCGCTACCTTGGCCGCCACCGTTAACCGCGCTCGTTTGTCCTCAGCTGGAGTGGTCGGGGCGGGCATCTCGTTCACCAAGTTCTGGGCCAGCTTGGTGCCGTTCCACGTCCTCAGGTCGTGAACCTTGAAGTTTTTACTCCCCATGTCACGTAGAGTTCCCAGTACTTGCTTCTCGTTGGTGGCAAATATCGGTTGGTCCTTGGCCTTTCCAGTTAGCCGCGGCGCGAGTAGCCGGACCAGAGTGGGGTCCTTCACCACTTGCTTGACATTGACACCCTTCTTGCCTACGAAGTCAAACGACACGGTGTCACCCTTTATCTTGACGTGTCCCGCGCGTAGGGTGGACGCCCCATAGGTGGGTTTGCCGGCCGTCATGCCACCCTCGCCGCCGACCCTGAAGCCAGTCTTGGATATGAGGTACAAGGCTGCAGCGGAGTCGTCCGACTGTCCCTTGGTGGCGGCGGCACGCTGGATGCGCGGCATCACCTTGTCTATCTTCTTGAGTCTGTCAAACTTCTTGGCCTTCTGACCCTCTTGGAAGTCGGAGCTGTACAGGTACTTACCCTTGCCGTGCTGATCGGTACCCGAGGCTATTATATGGCTGCGCGGGCTTCGGTAGGTCTTGACCTTGGTCCAGCTCGGCGGGATCGGCACCCCGCTGGCGGTCCACTCCCTGCCAGTCTCTGGGCGCGTCCACCTGTAGCTCTTAGCGTCCCACTCTAGGCCTGGCTTAGGCGGCTCACCAGGTGGCTGGTTGTCACCCTTGCCTTTTCCTTCAGCTATCTGGGTCTTGAGGCGCTCCACGTGACCCAGCAGCTCCTTGATTCCACCTTTGACCGGCGCAGGCACCTTCTGCTGATTTAAGGCCTCGAGCTTCTGCTGCACGGCCTCTAGGTCCTTCAGCGAGGAGGTGAGGTCCGCGTGAGTCCCGAACTTGTCGACAACCGCCTGAGCCCCAGGTGACAGATTTACCGGGGGCGGCTCGTCTTTAGGAGCCCCAGGTTGCGGAGCTTCACCTTGCTGCATCTCGGGTTTACGTATCCACCGTCCCGGGTTGTCCCAGTCCCCTGACTGAGGGACGAGCCCTGGGCGAGGGGGCTGGGCCTTCTTTATAGCAGTGGGCACAGCAGAGTCCTCACGCTCCTCTCTGAGTCGGGCGTACGCACGCGCGGTCCATCCCGGGGTGTATACCGAAACCTCCGGGACAGCACTGTCTTTTAGTATATTTGTGACGCTACGCTCTTTGGCTATCTTAAATAGTAGTTCCGTAAGTTCACCGTTGGTTATGCCAGGTCTTTGAGCTACGAGGTCCCGGCCCAGTACGAGGTTACTGGGCGGAATTGGTGCCGTTGTCATGACCTCAGGCGCGGTTAACCCAAAGGCCTCTGGATTTGCGGCGGCCTTAGTGGTGTACGTCTTAAGGCCCCACGAGGAGACATGGTCTGACAGTTTAGCCACCTCGCCTCTTTCAGCTAGCTGGTCGCCGATGGTGGTAACTTGCTCCATGTCGTCAACACGGCTCTTGCTTAGTGTTTCAACGCCGTGAAGTATAAATACCGTCTTGCTAATCTCCTCAGAGACAGGGTTCTCCGGAGGAAAAAGAAAAGCTTCTTTCCAATCTCCTAGCGGAACGCTATACACGGCGGGCGGGCGGTTAAAAACCTTATCATATACTTGAGTTGTCTCATTGTCACTCGCGCGTGGTATTAACCCTGTCTTAGCAATGTTGTCTAGCACCCGGGTCATCTCGGCAGGATCTATTGGAGCTAGCTCCTCGTCCTCGTAGAAAGCCGCGTAGTGGGCGGAGATCACCGCGCCAGTAGGAAGTTTACGAGATTTTAGCTCTTCGTTAATAGCCTTATTTGCGGTTTTTAACACCGCTACGTCAGATGGGCCGTGAAACTGAGCTAACCCTCTGTCGGATAAGTATTCTTTAATACGGCGTTTGTCATCTTGAAGAGACTCGGTCGACGCGTCTAAGTTAAAGTTACCAGCTCTATAGACGTCAAGCTGATCGCGGTAGCTTGCTTCTGACCGAGTCACATGAGTGAGGTCTACTATATCGCTCCATCCTGGAGGAGCCTCTGCTAGGGCGTATCCTTTACCAGGAGAAATGTTGTTATCTTTGTACCACTGTGAAAGATCTGAAAGTATACTATCAATTTGATCATTGGTCATTCCAGACAGCTCATTTCGCACGTCTGAGTGCCACGGGTCTACTATCTCGTCGTTATGGTCTGGCCGTATCCACCTGTGAGTGGACGGCTTCCATACGAGGCCGGGCCGAGGAGGCGGTCCTGGAGGACCAGCTTTGTGAACGATGCGCATGACCTATTGAACCTCGTAGGCGTTCAAGCCCTGAGTGAGGGTGTCTATCACGGCGTTGGTGTTGCCGCGCAGCTGGTCTATAGGGCTCGCGGTCAAGAGGTTGCTTCCCTGCTGGATAACCGCCACGCCGAGCACTCGGTTGTCTTGGATAGCGAGTAGTCCTAGGCGTCCCTTGAACAGGATCTCCTGCATGGCGACCAGCGGCTGCATGAGGGCGTCGGTGAGCTTCTCCTGTGTCCCGAGGAATCCCTGCCACGCGTGGTAGACGTCTATGAGGCTGCCCTGGTAGGCGGCCGCGGGGACCACGTGGATCGGGGACTCAGCCGACAAGGCGCCAGGCTTGCGCCACCGGGTGGTCATGTACGGCGCGCCACCGGTCTTTGGATACACGCGCACGCGGTAAGGCACCAATCCACCAGCCTTGTTGAGCTCAAAGTCACCCTGCAGCGTCTTCTCAAAGCCTGGCTCCCAGAGCTCAGCGAAAAGAAACGCACCATTCTCACCTTTACTGTTCATTAGCTCCTTGTAGGGCTTTTCGAGCCGCGCGGTACCTCTTTCCGATCTTGTAGCCTGCGCTGTCAGGGTCAAGGTCCTTGCTGGCGTGGTATGTGGCGCCGAGGAGGATGCTCTTTCCAAGGTGCTCGCCAGCTGGTGCGTTTGTCGGATTCCACGCGGCGATGTCCCAGGCGTGCTCCAAGCTGTGATACTGGTCTAGCAATCTCTCCTTTTGGGCAGAGCTTAGGTTATTGTTGGCCACATAGTTTACGATAGACTCTTCCGCCTCTCGGTCCACGCCCGCCCGGTCTTGGCTGTCTTGAAAGTCAAAACCTTGCCGAGCCCAAGCGTATCCGCCGACCGAGTCGTTGGCCATCAACGTGATGAACTTGATTCCGTGCTTGATGTAGGTGTCCTCCATGCGCTCAAGCATGTCCGCCGCCAATCCCTTGTTTTGGTGCTTCGAGTCTAGGAAGAAGCTGTCATGGTACACTTGGTCCGGGAAGATGACGCGGTGGATTGACCCTATATCATCTTCTCCCCCCTCGTAAAACACCCGCATCTTTACAACTAAGGCGGCACCACGCTTGCCGTATTTACTAGAGACGTATGCGCTAGAGACGTGTACCTCATACCCCGGCACTCCTACGCCAAATGCCTCAGAGATGAGCGCCCGCCAGTTTTTATTGTGAAACTCACGGTCTATCTTAGCGGCTTCAGAGGGCACCACTAAAGAGAGGTTAGCCTTGCGGTACGCGGGCTGCTCAGGTATCTGCGGGTGAGTGAGTTGCTCTGGTCGTATCCACCGACGCGGGTGATCCCAGTCGCCGCTCTGGGGTACTAAGCCTGGGCGTGGAGGCTGGGCCTTTTCTATGCGGTGAGCACCAGTGTTCCGAACTATGAACTCTGACTGGCCAGCACGGTCAGTGATCCACACAATGTCGTCAAGAGGAACATCAGCGGTTACCACCACGCCCTTCTGTTTTTCACCTCGCTTTTCTGACACCACGTCCACGGAGCCGACCGAGTCACCGTGTATGTCTACACCAGGGTGTGCGTCAGCCCACGCTTGCGCGGACTCTTGGCTGGAAAACGGAACCGACCCGTAGGCTGGGTCAGTCTCGATGACTTGACTGTACGGCCCACGGCTCTGCAGGTAGTAGACGTCACGCTCGCCAGGACCGTGTAAGTACTCCGCGAACTCTCTGTCACTGGTCCACGACAACACCGTGCGGTCTTTAGCGTTCTCTGTGCGTGGACTCTGGTGCCGGTAAAGTGTTATTGAGTCACCGACTTCCGCTCGTAGTTTCTCACGAATTGGGGCCATAGCTGACTCGAGGCCACGCCGTATCTCACGCGCGTGAGGCGAGCTCAGAGGCTCCGTGTACGCCTCCTCTAAGGCGACAGCATCCATTATGCCAATTGTTCCAGGCCCATGGGTAGAGAGCGCGCCAGGTTCGTGGCCGACAAAAGCTAATATCGCGTGGTAGGCTTCGACAGGTAGCTCACGGTCTGCATGGTCTAACAGTTCGGCGTTGTCTTTAACCCAGTTTGCAGACGGAGCAGCTTCTTCAGGTCGCACCCATCTCACCGGCTTATCCCAATCACCAGATTGAGGCATCAGGCCGGGGCGTGGGGGCTGCGCCTTATTGAGCGTGTCAGAACCAGCGTCAGGGAGCGTAGGGTCAAAGCCGTCTAGTAGACCCTCAGTTTCGTGAATAAGCACACGCCCCTCCGTTTCCAGCGAGTTGTTTATCAGTCGACGGTCACCTTCGTTTACGGAGTTGCAGATGTGAAACATCATACGGTTACGCGTGTTCAACTCCACGGGATCTAGCAAGCTCCACGCGTAGCACTCAGCGAAAAACTCACTTGCTGAGGTCTTAGAGTACTCGGACGGAAAACCAGTGCGGGACCGTTTTGCTTCACGAAATGCCTTCTTAAGGCCTTGCCGAACGGCTCCGTTGAGATAGGAGTGCTCAACGTGGTGACCTATCTCGTGCACCACCGCGTGGACCGTCAGTTTACGGTCACGCAGCGCCATGATGTTGGGGCGCTCGGAGTTGTCTGGTGAATACGAGTACGCTGCCACCCAGTCTTTTGGAAATTTAGGTGGTATCTTATCAACCACTTCGAAGGGACCAAGGCCTTGTAGCTGAACCGCTGGGACTGTCCCTAGGGCTTCTCGAAACAGCGCCATTTCGACGTGAAACAGGCGCCCGCTTTCATTTGGCACGAAGTACTTGAGAGCACGCTCTACGTCCTCGGGACTCAAAACGTCACCAGGTTTATACTGTGTAAGTATCTGCTGAACGGTCACGTGTAGGTCAGTGGCAGTTGTGGACGACACCGCTTGCTCGGATGGTCGTACCCATCGTACTGGTCTATCCCAGTCGCCTGACTGGGGAACGAGGCCTGGGCGTGGAGGATTAGCGCGGTGGATAACGCGCATTAAAAGGAGCCACTAAATTTATATTGGTCTACCTGGCTCGTGATCTCCGCGAGTGCGGACTTGAGTTGCTCTTCCTTTAGGACGGAGATGTCCTCCTCTTGGAGGGCCTGTTGAACCTCAGCCTTGTGCTTGAGCATCCGTAGCAGTACCTCTCGTACCTGCAGGTCGGTCTTGTACGCGTGGGCCTCGAGCTCGCTGAGTGGCATCAACTCCTCCGGTATAGCTATGATACTATTATACCCGGTAGAGCAGGTGAGGTAAACCCTCTTAGAACAGTAAGGACAGAATCAACGCAGCTCCAAGCGCGAGAGCTGTCACGGTGACTGCCACCATGAGGTCCTTGATGTTACCCCGGAGAGCGTACTTGCTGACGCAACTGCCACAAGTGAATAAAACTTCGGTTTCGACGTTGGTGCTTCGGTGGAATGTGCTACCATTGGCGTTGCAATATCTACAGATCATGCGGGTGTCTCTTCCTCTTTGATAAAATTTGATGGTGGCCGGGGATATGTTCCACAGTTCCTGGAACTTTCGTTCGTCACTGCTACGACGGGCCTCCCGACGGCCACCCCGCTGCCCGTGTTACGGCGTGATTACCTGGTCTTCTATGCCGTGTGTGACCTCCTCGGTAGAGGTGCTGTCGCCAACTAAGGCAGCCACTTCCTCCACGGTCAAGAGCCGCACCTTGCCCAGGTTGACCTTGTACTCTTGCCAGTGGCTCACGGCGGTGTACCGGCGAGCCCGGCGCTTGTCCCCGATAACCCTGGCCTGCCGAGGACTGTGGTCAGACGTCCGAATCTTCTTCATCGTTAAGCTCCTAGGTTAATTTTGGTGCCGAGGGAGGGACTCGAACCCCCACCACCTTTCGGTGAGCGGGTTTTAAGGCCGCCGCGTCTACCATTCCAGCCACCCCGGCTTGAGTAATTATACTCTCTTGCATGTCCCACAGTTGCAACCGTTAGGCTCTTCGTCCCCCCAATCGTATTCCTGGTAGCTGTTGGCCATGCCGTCAGAGAGTAACTCCTCAGGCCGCATGTTGTCCCACTTGTCCCCGGTAGGGATGTCTCCGGCGCACCGGTTGCACTCGCCTAGGGGTAACTTCTCGAAGCACCCACACGTGGGCCCCACCATCGGCACTGGCACGCTGGTGTCTGGGCCGAACACCGACCCGTCTGGGTAGGTGGAGGCTAACAGCCTCGCGTCGTGCACTCCACGGTCGTAGTATCCTTTGTCGTATCCCTCTTTCCACGCTGGCATCGTCAACTGTAACCTCTCTTGCTCATTCACGGTTTAGGGCCTCCTTTTGCAGCCGTGGGTATTCTACTTCCCAGCAGGTGTCACAAGTCGGTCCGCGGCTCTTGAAGGTAGCCCAGTTCTCTGGAGTGTCGTGGGCGAACTTGGCGAGGACTCCGCACAGCCAGCACGGTATAACGAGCCCGGTGGTGTCGGCAAAGGTGTCTGGGTCCTCGTCAGCGTAACCTGTCATAGTTAATTATACCTGGCTAAAAATTGTGGAGCCCGCGCGAGGAGTTGCACCCCGGACATCCTCATTACAAGTGAGGTGCTCTGCTAGCTGAGCTACGCGGGCTAAAAATCCGGCGGCTACCACCCCGCCGGATTAACTAAAAGAGAGTCTGCCATATCTCGGGCACCAGGACTGGCTTTGCGCTTATTCACTATAACCTACAGGTTTCAACCGCCCAGCCCTGGTACCCGATGTTGGGCAGTTTATACACTTGCCCGGGTGCGGTGGTCGAGGAATAAGGGCGTCCCCTCAGGCTCCTCGTAGCCCTGGCGCTGGTCTAGCACTGCCCCCGGCAGGAGAAGATCGATCGCGCCCACTGTTACTCTTGGTCAAGTTCCAACGCCCGGGTGTCAGCCACGCCGCTCTCGTCGTAGAGGCCGTAGGCGGTCTGCAGGAGAACCAGGGACAGGTCCTGATCGCCGGTCGATGCCAGCAGGTAGTTGTAGTCAGCCAGAACTTCCTTTACTTCACGGGCCACGGTGGGCCGGGGATCCAGGATCTTACTTGCCATGATGACTCCTTTCCTGATAAAGTTGGGCTCTTGTTATTATACTCGAGTTAACTGGTCGGGTAAACTGAGGTTATTTCTTGCAGTTACACTTGGTCACTGCCCAGACGTTGCCGCGCCAAGCGCCGTGCATGCCGTTCTTACAGATCATCGTGCCCTCCTGTCATTCAGATTTTGCTAGGGTCAAGTTGATGGTTCAGCTTGACGACCACGGAGTCGTACGCGTGGCGCATGTAGCGTTGAACGTTGGGTCCGTCAAAGCGGACCGGCTGCCAGGCCCAGATCCCGCTGTCGTCGGTCGCTATCAGGACCCACCAGCCATTGTCGTTCCTGTTTTTCAGGCTAAGCTTCATCATAACTCCTTTAGAGTGGGATCTGGAGCCCGAGGTACATGCCGAGTAAGGCCGCGGCTATCGAGGTGGGCGCGACACCCTTGAACTCGGTCCAATCTGCGAAGCAGCGCGTGGCAAGGTAGCCAAGCACCATCTCGACGGCTGCCATAAGCAGCATGCGCTCGTCAAGGGCCACCAACCATCGCATGCCCAAAACTCCAGCCAAGCCTTGCGTAAGACTGATAACGGCGGTTCCGACGTGTTTTCCGTAGTGTGTTCCAAAGATTTCCTCGCGAACAATTTTGATAATAGCATTCATAAGCACCTGTGAGCTAGTAGTTACAGATCAGCCCGCCGTGAGTTACGTCCCACACCACCCAGGCAAAGATCGCCAGCGTGACGGCGAATGGTATCTTCATGTTCATGATGGGTCATCCTTTGGCTCCTCAGCGCCTATCCACTTTAACGACTCAGCTGACAGAGCCGACAATATCTCCCTGGCCAGCACGTCGTCGATCACCACCACGTGGGGGCACTTGCCGTCACCCCAGTGGGTGAACCCGCAGGTCTTGCAGTAGCCTGTCGGCGGCCCGGCCATCGTCACCAGTTCTCCTTTCGAACCTTGAACAGGAACTCGTCCACCGCGTCGAGGTCGGGCTCGTTGCCGGTGTAAGGGCCGTTATCTGCCCAGTCGTTTACAGTGGTGCGAAGTCTTTCGGAGATGTCGATAATCTCCCCGGTGCTCACGGCGCCTTTCCTAACGTCCGCCAAATACTGAGCCCAATTGGCTACTCGGAAGTACGGGCCCTTGATGGGGGTAGTTGGCACCTTCAATGAGAACTCCCCCGTGCTCAGCAGCTCTACGGCTTGGAGCAAGACTCGCGTGTAGGCCACCGCGAACTTCCACTTTCGCCCGTCCTTGTTGTTCAGGAACTTAGTACGTTGGTTGTGAGAGTACCCGGTGAAGGCGTTGGCAACGTCCCTGGCGTTCCACACGTACTGGAACAGCTCGCGTAGGTGATTGCCGGTGTCGGTGGCCGAAACCACTGGTGCCATGAAGACCTCGAGGATGGACGGGTTGCAGTGGACGGCTAGATTGAGGAAGTGGCCAAGCTCGTAGGCCGTGGCGTCCTCGTTCTCCCCCTCCACCCAGTGGGTACCTTTAGGCTTAGTGGCGTAGCAGCTCAGTAGGCTGCGTGTGCTGTCAACGTAGACGCCACGGTAGTCCACGTCCGACTCCGGAGTCGCGAGGCCGTGAGCGTGGCTGCCCACCAGCACCTTAAGAATCTCCATTATCTAGCCCTCCTTCCAAACGTTACGATTCTTTCGGCGTGAACATGGGAGCCCCCGAACTCGTCAATAGTGCACGGGGTCCCAGCCTCGGCTTCGCATTTAGGGCATGGGCCGTATTGAATAGTGTGTTCTAGTTGATTGACGTGAATGTAGCGACGTTTCATGGGTTATTGTACATCCTTGTTAGGCAGTATGGTAAACTGGTCCCAGGTGTACGTCGAGTTGTTGTTCAACACGCTCCCCTGCACGGGAGTGGCGCCGGCAACGCAGGCGAACCCGTTGGGGTAGACGTGAACTACAATTCCAGTTTTGCCGGTAGCGTTAATTCGTACCCGGTCCAGATATTGAGGCTTAGTGCCTACGGAGACCCAGGTCCGGCAAGGGGTGGGGCGTGAAGGCCAACAGGCCACACACGATCCGACGGGGTGTGAGTCGACCCACATGTTATTTACTCCTATTCCACTTCAAGGTCTCAGGCCTAGCGGTGTACGAGTTAGCCAGCAGGGTGCCTACCATTCCCTCGTGCACACTAAAGGTAGGCTTGGTGGTCCGTTCTCTCTTGACCGAGTGAACCTTGTCTGTAGCAAGCGCCAGGCTGTCAGCCAGATTCCTGGCGTCCTTAAACGAGAGGTTCTTCTTGATTACCTTCACTAGCCGCTCCCCTTAGTCCTTTTGTGACTATTTAATCATATACCCTGAGCGTGCTAACGTATATAACAGGAAGGTAACAGTTTACTCGCTGAAGTCGTCGAAGCCGGTGGGCCTGAGTCCCCAGAGCGCCACGCCCCAGTGCGGCTCGAGCAGCCAAAGGTCGTTCCCCACTACCTCCACGTCGAACTCTACGAACGGGCCGTCGTCATCCCGGTACCCATTGACCCAGAGGGAGTTGCCAAGCTTGACCATTATCTCGGCGCCCTCCTCGTCGTTGGGCAGCATGAGCCAGCCAGTGTAGAGCAGCAACTTACTTGACCCGCGAGGTGAAGTGTTCCAGGTACGCTGGCGCTTCGGGCATGAGGCACCCAGAGCGTACGTACACGGTCCACCCCAGGCTCACCAGGCGCTGCATGTCGTCGAATGACATGTGCTCTCGGTGGACGTGCAAAAATGTACCACCCTTGGTGTAGGTGGTGCACGTGAACTGGCTCACGTTGGTGCCCCCGACGACCTTGCCGTCGTCCAGGATCACGGGGGACTCCGTCTCTACCCATACCCGGGCGCCGCACTTCAAGGGGTGATCCGGCTCGTACACGACCTCGCTGGGGCCCGTGAGCGTCACACGGCTGGAGTAGCGCACGGTCCCGCTGCCGTACTGGACCCGTATGGGCTTGTGCTGGTCCTCGGGGTGGAATATGTTGTGCTGGATCTCGTTCTTGTTGACGTTGATTTTTATCTTCTTCATTACCCGCTCAGTGTCATAGTTACAGATTCAACCCGGAACCCAAAAGAGCCGTAGTACTCTATCAATTGCGGGGAGCACTCGAGGCTTGTGGCACCACTGTCAATGGCGAACTCGACCGCCAGTTTCCCCCGCCCCGGGCTCCCGATGTTAAAGAGAGATATCAACTCGCGGAACTCGGTGATTGCCACTCCGGTATTTCGATCTTGGGACAGGAAGCATCTCCCATGACGGTACGTCCAGAGAGTCCTGTACGACAGGTTGGCGGCTACGCGTGGGCTAACTAGCTTGACGTGGTTCACGGCGTCCCTGAACACCATTGCTTCAACCCTTTGAAACTCGGGAGCTGAGGATAACACCAGGTTAGCATCTTTCATTGACCGACCACCTTAGAGAATATAATACCGGCCCGGTACTCTGGGAGTCCAGGACAATCGGTACTGTGCCGCTTCTTGAACACTCGGAGCGTGGCCTCCGGGTATCTTGGCACGCCGTTGGCCTTGCGGCAGTAAACCGTCAATTTACAGGTTAGACAGGTGTAGCGCGGTTCCATATATTATTATACTCGTGGGATGCTCTTGGCGCGCTTCTCAGCTCGCGCGTAGCGCTGCTGGTTGGTGACCTTTACGTGGCAGTTGTGGCAGAGGGTCTCGAGGTTGGCCTGATGGTGGTGGCAGCCAGGGCCGTACCCCTTACCGATGCGCGGGATGACGTGATTGACCTCTAGCTTAGTGCTGCTTCCACACTTGCGGCACCGCCCCTTGGCTCGCCGTACCGCCTCGGCGCGGGCGTTGGTCCACGCGTGGTTGTAATACATCACCTGCCCGCAGGCGTCAGAGCAGTACTTACGCCGGCGTGGTGGCAGCGGCTTACGACAGACCCAGCAGTGTGTCGGGCTGGGACTGAAGATGGAGCATCCTACATTGAGCCCAGTGGTGAGCTTACCGGGCATCTCCTTGAGCGGTCATGGGCGCACCTCACAGGCGATTACGCGTGATAACTATCGACGTGGCACAACGTCTCTACTGAGTATAGTATAACTATGTTGAGCAAGGGAGAGAGCTATAGTCTATAGGTTACTAAATAGGCCTGGGCTAGACGCACGTAGCACCTTTAGCTGGCTATCGAGATCGTTCCATGCCGCAGCTTCCTCAGGAGCGTCGTCGTAGCGGTAGGTGCGGATGTTGACGTCACCAGTCCGTGGCATGCGCGCGATGCGTCCTTGCGCCTGTAGGTAGTTGGCAGCGTCGACCGGGGTCCCTAGTACGTGCAGGTCGTCTCCGCTCTGAAGGTTGTAACCACTCGCGGACGTCCGGTCGATCATGATCACGTTCACCTTCGGGTTCTCGCGGAAAGCTCTTACCCTAGCTGCCATCTCACGCCCTGTCATGCTGGTCGTGGTGGCCGCGATGTTCTTGACCTCGGCGGCAGGATAGCCGCTGTCTACCAGCATGCTCATCACGGCTTGCCGCTGGCTCTTGCTGTCGATGTAGACCACGTGCTTCTTGTCGTCACCAGGTCGTATCCGCTGGCTGGCCGCGGCTAGCTTGGAGTTGTTGCGCCAGTCCCCACCAGCTAAGTTTGACTCGTGCATGGCGGCGACCTCCTTGCGGGCTTGGTCTTTGGCACGCCTGGCGCGTGTCGCCTCAGGGCCACGGTTGAGGGCGTGGTTCGGGTTCTGCGCCGCCTCGCTCAGCAGTGCTGACCGGCGTTGGTCTACGTAGCTGACCGACTGAGCCTCGATGCGCTTCTGCTCAGCCACCTGAGACGGTGAGCGCTTAACGTCAACCATCTCGTGAGAGGTCTTAAAGGTGGGGTCGGTCATGCGGTCTCCGCTGATGTAGGGAGAGATGGTCTTAAAGTAGGCCTCGGCTACAGCGGCATCCTGGGCGTTGGTCCCGCTGCCAAAGCCCCCGAAAGAACGCTTAAAGCTCGCCTTGCTTCCGAGGTCCTTTGCTCCGCTTGACCACTTGATCAGGTCGTAGGCCTCGGTGGGCAGCTTTCGAGCTGGGGTGGCGGTCAGCCCGAGGCGGTGGTCAAAGTCGATCTTCATCAGGCGTCGTCCCAGGGCCCCCACGTTTCCACTCTGGCCCCGTGACTGCAGCTCTTGCGGCTCGTCGATGGTGAGGCCGTGGTAGCGCAAGGACTGGTCCTCGTTGGTCTGCAGGGCGTTTATGGTGTCGTGAGCGCGGGCCGCCTCACGGTGACCGGTGACCACGATGGTCCCAGGCTTGGCTGACATGAGCGCCTCGTCGACGTCTGCCTTGCTAGCTCCCTCTGGGATAAGCTGCACGTTTAGACCACTGAACTTCTTGGCCTCGTCGACCCACTGCTCAGCGCGTCCCTTAGGCACGGCGACGATCCCCTTGTAGTCTGGGTTAGCCGCCAGCTGGTGTGCGTAGAACCCAAGCGTGGTGTTGGTCTTGCCTGCGCCAACCACCCGCGTTATAAGACCCCCGCCTTTTCCGGTGGGGTTGTCCTCGGTCTTCTCGGTGGCGGCTCGTAGCCACTCGATGTCGTTGCGCTGCTCCACCCTCCACTTGTACTCGCGCTCGGTTCCCTCAGCGTCGGTAAAGGTGCGGTTCCACCCTGGTACGTCGTAATTGTCCACCACCATGTTGCCCTGCTCGTCCTCACCTACGCCCTCCATGTTGGTCTTGATGGCGTTGAAGCGGTCGTTCTTGGCGGCCGCGTCCTTCTCTCGGCTCACGTGTCGTCCTAGGCCGCTCAGGCCTACACGCACGCGCAGGTTGTCCGGGTCGCTGGTGTCCACCACGTAGTTCTTGGTCAACCCGAGACGGTTGATCATGGCCTCGGCATCCTGTAGGTTTGCACCCACATTGATGTCCACCACGTCGTCCTTGGCCTTACCGAAGTGCTCAAGTCGGTCGAAGAACGTGGCGCTGGCCTGCAAGCTGCCGAGGGCGGTCCCCAGGTTCTTGCGCTGCTCCACCAGGTTGGAGAGCTCCAAGGCTGAGCCGCGTATCCTGTCTAAGAGCTCACCTGACTGCTGCTGACGCTTGATCTCCTGGAGCTGCTTGTCTAGGGTGGCGTGACGGTCGAGAGCTACCTTCTCGGTCTGTGCCTGATTGGTAGCGTTGAAGTCCTTCACCTGCTGGATGATGGTGTTGAACGCCTCGGGTGAGCCGGCAGACTGCCGAGCCTCGAGGGCAGCCATGGAGGCGGCAAGCTCTACGTTTCCAGACTCGATCAAGCGCAGGGTGTCAAGCTTACTTCCCGCGTACTTCTGTGACAAAGCCGCCAGCGCTGTGGCCGCACCAGAGTTGACGTGGTACTGCATCACGGTGTCTGCTCTATCCTTATCGTGCAGGCGGTCGCTCAAGGAGCGGTCGTCGTTCCAGTACTCTCCCACAGCGTCGTAGAACGCCAAGGCGGTGTTGGTGCGCAGCCAGCCCTCATAGTTGGCGGTGGCCCTCTGTTCTACCTCAGCGTCAGACATGGTCCCGACCGACTGTGCCGCGAGGTCCCTGATGCTGGCCAGGGTGCTGGGAACAGCAGCCGCTAGAGGAACTTTCTTGAGCGCCTTGCTGGTCTCTTCCGCCTCAGCACGCTTCTGCCAGTAGCCACGCACGCTGTCGATCGCCTCGGTAAGCTGAGCGTGGTCCTTTAGCTCTAGGGGCTTGACAGACGCTCCAAGGTCGAAAGTGGGGGTATCGCCTTGGTCTGGATGCTCAGCCCGTTCAGCCTCAAAATATTGATTTGCTGCTGCGTCAAAATGATTCGCGACGGCAGAAGCAAGCTCTTCCTTTGACAGGTCTTTGAGTGCGTCGACTGGCGGCAGTGACACGCTAAAGGGGTCGCGATCGGGTATAAGCGATTCAAGGCCATCACCCGCGACAGCCGCGACCTCGCTGTCACCCGCTCCGGACTCACGAAGCGCGGCGAGGCGCTTGCCAACCTTGAGGACCGCGACTTGTCGCTCTCGTTGGACTCGCTCTCTAACCTTGCGCTCAGATGACGCAACGGAGCGCATAATCGTGTCAGTGATTCTCTTAGCTTCATCGCTGCTTGCCTCCTCACCAAGCTGGTCAGCCACGTAGTTCTGAACGTCGTCCTTACGCTTGAGCATCTCATCTTTGTCGACCCGGTCAAGGCCCAAGGCCTCCAGCATCTGGTCACTGGCCTCGGTCAGCTCCTTCTTTGACTCTTGACGAAGCTGTCTAGCAGCCGCCTCAAGCGGCTCGTTGTACTCCTTTACGTTCTCGATCTCCTCCTCTAGCGCCTCGTCACGCTTTGAGCGCTTAGGCGTCCCACCTATCACCATGTGCCGGCGTGCCTCGGTGTCACCGCCCATGCCGCCGGTAATGGCGAAGAGCCCGTCTGGACGCTTGGTGATGAGGATGTGCCGGCCGTGCAGCGGAGACTCGGGATTGGTGATGGTGATCCAGATGCTGTCACCGGTCTTTACCTTGTCGTACTCGACCCCGTCCTTGCCCATGGGGGTAGTGACCACAGCTTTTGTAAGAACTAATCGTTCCTGCCACGCGCGTGGTACCTTCTTTGGATTTGAGGCGTACACACGCATCAAGCCGTTGGCCACGAGCTTCTTGTTAGGGTTAACCGCTACAGCTTCTTCGACGCCAGGGTCGACTCGTGGGTCAGTGGCGGCCAGTTCTTTTTGGTTCAACTGCAGGTGCACTATAGCCATGTCGCCGTGCTCTTGACCCTGGTCAAACAGAACCTTGGCCTGCTCGAGGCTGGTGGTGAAGAACACCCGTTGAGTGGGCACCGGCTCTGACAAGGTCGACGTCGCTATCCCAGACGGGTCAGCAGCTGAGATAAGCCCGTGCTGCTTGATGCTGGCCAGGTTATCCGCCGCGGTAACATGGTATAGGTCGGTTACTCTAGCTGTCGGCTGGTACGGCTCCCACGTCTCTGGGTTATCAATGTCATCACCAGGCGCCGCGTCCTCGGGCCGCACCCAACGATCAGGGTGTTCCCAGTCACCTGACTGTGGAACCAGGCCAGGACGTGGTGGGGCGGCCTTCTCTATAGTGTTGTTGTTAGCCATCACGACAGCGTAAAGACGACGCGTGCTGTCGTCGGCCTTGGTGAGGTAGTCAGTGGGCAACACGGTTATCCACTCAGGGGGAATGCCCTTTTCGAACCTATACGCACCGCGACCCCGTGCTAGCTCGTCGGCTTTAGCGTGAGTGTCAAAGTGCTGGGCAGGTATATCAATCTGTAAGAGGATGGCTTGCCCCCCGCTTACCTCGGTGGCGTACCTCGCGTACGTGAGGGCGTCTTCCGCGCGCTCAGAGACAAAGGAAGACTGCGGGCGTTTTGTGGTGGTTATACCAAGCCACTGTGCCATACCCTCTTTATGGGCCCACGCGTCCGCGCCAGCGCCTCCTGCTGGAACAAGACCCTTTTCTTTAATAGAGGCTACAGCGGCGGTGGTGGTCCCGTGAAACATCACGACGGCTTCAGCGTACGGGGCTCTAGGTTTAGGTCGCTCTTCCTCAGGCTCATCGTCGTACTCTTCTGGTCTGACCCACCGTACCGGGTGCTCAGGATCTCCGCTTTGAGGTACAAGGCCTGGGCGAGGAGGACCAGCCTTCTCGATAGGTGTCTGCGACACACCAGTCTCCTGCATGGCGTGCCAGTCAGGACTGACAGCCGCCTTATCGACGTCGCCGTCATCGTCACTCCAGTCTATGGCGGCAGACAAGAGCGACACCACCGACTTCTCCTCGGTTCGAGCTCCAGACTGGGTGTCCTCGATGTAGCCTAGTCCGTCCTCGGTCTCGATGAGCCTGTGGAGCCCGTCTGTCGACGTGGCCAGTAGAGTGGTCATTGTTGTTTAATCCCCTTTTCCTATCTTGTCCCGTGCTATTATTCTATACCGTATGCCTGCCTTACGCAAAGCGTTGGCTAGGGCGGCGCTGGGCTCGTCCTTGTGGAACACGACCTCGTCTATCTCGTTGACGTTCGCGCCACCGTGCACCTGAGCCTCGGTGTACTTGTAGCGTGCTAGCGCCTGTATTGACATTACCGACGGGTCCTTACTCTCCCGCGCAAACGAGTCACCCATTGTCGACTCGGCCTTCACGTCGTCGAGCATGGAGGGGATGAGCCGGCCACCTATGGCGTTCATGTTCATGTCCAGAGAGTCTCCGACCGTGAAAGAGGTCCGCTCCCTCACGCTTGGCTTGAACTTCACGGCCGCGGTTCCGTAGACGTCTAGGGCTTGCACTCCGTCCGACTCAAAGGCCGAGCCGTGCCCGTCCGCACTGTCGCTCAGGTAGCCGTATATCGGGCGCTCAGGGTGAGCCTTACCCTGCGGGATGCCGAAGATCTGCTCCTCCATCTGGTCCCTGGCTTCCATGTAGGGCTTCATGGTGATGCCCTTCTTGGGACCCATGCGTCCGCTCTCCGCTAGAGGCTTGAACCGGCCGTCCTTCAATACGCTGGCTAGGCGTGAAGGTGGCATGCGCATCCACACGTCAGCCTTGTCGATGAGGGGCTTCATGTAGGCCACCGCCTCGGCCTTGACCTCGTCGATCGAGACGCCCAAGGTGTCAGCCGCCTTCTCCCACCGCTCCTTGGAGTCGTACGACCCGAAGTACTGATTGAACTTTTGACGGATTGACAGCCGCTCCCTAGAGGTGAGCGTCAGCGGGTCCCGGGTGTCTGGCGTGTAGTCTGGCGCGGGGTTCACGATGTAGAAGCGCTGACTCCAGCCCTTACCCTCTGGGTTCTTGACCTCCTTATCCCTGTGCACCTCTAGGCGCCCCAGCTGAGGGTGCATGTATATCTGGATGCTGGGGTACCCAGGAGGGTCAGCGTCGGTGAACGTGCTGCCCGCGTGAACGTACCCAGCCTCCTTCAGGTCCTTTTCAGCCGATGGTTGGTCCCAGGTGTAACTGCCGGACACCTTGATGTACTCACGGCCAGCTAGAGTCGGCGTCTTGGGCGCCTCTGGCGTCGTGACCTCCTCTGGTCGGATCCAACGGTCTGGGTTCTCCCAGTCACCCGACTGCGGGATCAACCCTGGTCGAGGAGGTTGACCGCTAGACTTGCGTAGGTTATTGTCAGCCATCACAACTGCGTATACGACCTTGGTGTCTACTTGTTCTTTTTTAATTTTATCATCTAATATGGTTATCCATTCTGGGGGAATGGTGCGCTCAAATCTCACCGCGCCTGCGGCGGTCTCATCATCTATGGCGTACTTGTTAAACACGGAAAGGGGAATCTCTATTCGCAGTACTACCGGTGTGCCCCCAGACACTTTTGCCGCGTATTTAGAATATTGCACGGCGTCTTGAACGCTGTAAGCTGTGTAAACTGACTTTGGCCGGTCAATATCCTCTTCAAACTCCTCAGGATTACTCCGTATCCATTCATCTCCGCCGCCCTCCTGCCCTACTATCAGACCATGCTTCTTGATTGAGGCTATTGCAGCACTGCTAGTACCATGATACGAGCGTATACTCATCTCTTTAGGGTCTGAGCGCACTGCGGCTGGCGTAATCTTTTCTGAGGCGCCCTCTAGCGGCCCAGGACGTATCCATCGTACTGGGTGCTCCCAGTCTCCGGACTGAGGAACAAGTCCAGGACGGGGCGGGTTGGCCTTGTCTAGGCCTTTATATCCGGACTCTCGTATGAGCAGGACCTCACCCTCTCCAGGCGCCCCGGTAAGGTGAGTTACACCCGCCAACGCCTTGAAGCCTTGAGCACGTATAGATGTCATAGGCATGCTCTTGTCTGGAGCCCAACGATTGCTGGGGTCGGTTACCGCGGTGGGAGAGGCGCCCTCCGCGTGGGTGGTCCACGACTCTACTGGCTTCTCGACCTTACCAGCACGGTAAAGTTGAGGGTCAAGCAGGTCCCGTACCTTAGCGTAGTCACTGTCGCCAGGGGCCACTTTGACACGGTCTGCAAACGCTTTGGCCCGCATCGGGGCGGCGGCTGACCACATCTCCAACAGGTGAGTGTCGAGGTCAGCTTGATCACGAAGCGCCTGGCCCACCATGGTGTCGGCTTGATACTGTTGGTGGATCGTCGCGTCCGCGCGGTCCTGAGTGGCCCCACCTTGACCATGATCGTCTAGAAGTTGCGCCAAGGTGTCGATGGTCTTCTCGTCATGCCCCAGGAACTGGTGATACCCACGCCACACCCCTTGTCCTGACAGGTACCCGGAGGTTATGACGTTGGTCATGGCCCACTCTTGGGCGGCTGCTATTCCGATGCTCTCAGCGTACGTGGCAAGTGTGGGTAAAGGTGCTACCTTACCCAGGTTGCGACGGGACAGCTTAGCCGCGTTCGACAACGTGTAGCTTATGGCCATGGCCTCTCGACGTGCTTTATTGTCACCGTGCAGGTGAAGCCCAGACACGTCGTCGCCGTCGGTAAACTCGAACGAAGGTCCTTGATACCACTTTGCGGCCGCGCCGTACGGGAGCTCTTTAACGGCTGATATGACGCGTGCCTCACCGTCGTAGGTAACCTTATCACCTGGCTTGAGGTTTTGGTAAAACTCTCGCGCTTCCAACGCGTCCTTGATGTTAGTATTAGGCAACGTAAAGGTGGCGCCGTCTGCTAGCGTCACGGTAGACTGCGTAGCCGTAAGAGTGGTTATACTCTCATGGACGCTAACACCAGGCTTGGCTGCGTCCTCTGGCCGTACCCAGTGGTCAGGCGCGTTCCAATCTCCACTCTGCGGGACCAGGCCTGGCCTTGGCGGTTGAAGCTTAGATACCACCCTAGGAGCCTGCGGGGCTTGAGGCTTCTGTGGAGCTTGAGACTGAGGGGGTTGAGGAGCCTCTGGTGGCTCGGGCTGTGTAGACACGCCGCGACCGAGAGAGTCGTCCGGTGTAGCTTTCTCGGGCAGGATCAGGGTGTCGCCGGTAACCTCGGATTTACTTAGAGTCGTCTCCTTCAGCGTGTCACGATCGATGCGTGAGACCAGGCGCACACTTGCTGCGTCAAACGCCACCACCGTGTTGGCGGTGCCGACATGGCTGGTCTTCTGGTCTGAGATGTCTTTGAACACGACGCCGTCATGGCCGTCAGCGCGTGCCTCCTTAAGGATACTCTCCATCGGGAGGTCGGTCCACGCCATGGACTCAGCGTCTATCACCAGGGGGTTGCGCAAGGTCACGTCAGCCGCGTACATGTGCTGCCCGTACTGCTCGCTCACGGTCCAGTCATCCACCATGAAGAACCCAAAGCCAGTCTCAGAGCTGCCCACGCGTGGCGTGGTGAACAGGGCGTTCGACCCGTGAAATACCGGCGCGACAAAGGCCACACCGGTCTGAACCTCTCCAAGCTTAGCAGGCTTGGGTGGAGCAGCTGGCGCGGCGTCTTCTGGCCTGACCCACCTGTCGGGGTGTGTCCAATCCCCAGATTGAGGGACGAGCCCAGGCCGTGGTGGTGCGAGCTTGCGGATTATCCTCACAGCTCAGCAAGCCACGGGATCTTATTGACGTTGAACTTGTAGACCGGAAGGGTCTTGAAATGCTCCAAGGACATGCCGGTGTCAGACAGGTGCTCCATGAGGTCGTCCTCGTCCTCTACGTCCAGTAGGTCCCAGGTCCTCTTGGTCCAGTCAGCGTTGTGGATGTCTGCGTCTAGGTTTATCACTGGTCGCGCCTCTCCTTGTGTATTATACGCACCTGGTAGCCATCAAGAGCTACGGACTTTTCGAACTTACGCGGCCCAAGCTTGGTGATGAGCTTCTCGATCTGCTCAGGGTCTAGGCCGGGGTCCTCCCCGTGTCCCCTGTCAGGGTCTTCGGTCTGCACCAGCAGGCCCTTGTCAATACCCCCTAGTACTGTGACTTCACCCTCTGTCAAGCACCCGAAGCCGGTCAAGGCTGTGGACAGCACGCGCTCGACTGGGAACCGTGATACGCTGAGCGTGGGGGTCAAGCCTGAGGACCGTGACGTGTCGGTGGCGAACTCTAGCGCGGTCTCTAGCTCGTACGAGTAGCTTGAGACCGGCTGGGTGGCCAGGTCAGTGATGGCCGAGGTGCCTCCTTTTAAGGCTGTCTCTGCCGTTTCCTTTGGAATGGCCATCCCACGGTAAAGCGTGACGTGGGTGATCCCGTGCTTCTTGAACCACCGTTGGGTATTGTTGTACTGAGCGCGGTGAAAGGCACGATACACGGCGCCAGACTCGGCGAGCTCGCGTCGCACCACTCCTCTTAGAGTTGGGTCCAGGTCCCAGTGGTCGGTGGCTGCCCCGTCGGTCAGTTCTGGAAACTCTCGAAGAGCCGACTGTTGCAGCGCTAAGGCGATGTCGTGGTGGTCACCAGACGAGTCAGCCCAGACTCCTACTAGGTATCGCACCGTGTTGTCTACATCTAAAGATTTACCAGTGGGGGTGTGGTAGTTGTTAACCGCTAAGGTCAGTGCTGGATCGGTGCTCATGAGCGCCTTAAGCTCTGAGGATACAGCGGCGGCTATTGACACCTTTACATCCACCTGCTCGTCCCACTTAGCGTGCATCGGGCGATAGCCAAGGTCCTTGTGCCAGGCACGCTCAAGGGCGACCGCCTCCGCTGGGTCAGGTGTAAACCCTGCTCGGCGCGCGTCGGTTATGATCGCGGCGCGTCCTCGTCCCACGTACTCTTCAGGCACCTCTGGCTCTACCGGGGCGCCTGCCTCTGGCGGTCGGATCCAGTGTCCTGGGTGTTCCCAGTCTCCGCTCTGTGGGATGAGGCCCGGACGTGGAGGACCAGCTTTGTCAACCTGTGCGTGTTGAGCTTGCTCGATGGTGTTTAACAGACCCTCCAAAGCGTCGGTGCCAAAGGAGTCTGACTGGACCAAGAGGCCGTGGTCTACACCTCCCAGCACGGTGAACTCCCCCTCGGTAAGACAGCCGTACCCCGTCAGCGCGGTGGATATTATGCGGTTGGCGGGTACCTGCGATACCGACACGGTCGGTGTGTGATCAAGGCTGTCATCGACGTGGCCAGTTGAGAAGTCGTAGGCGACCTGAGGGTCGTAGCTGAAGCTTGACACCGGCTGAGTCTGAACGTCCGCCATTGCCGTGCTGGCGGTTCCAGGTATCATCTCCTTTACCTTACTCGCGGACAGCAAAGAGCCCCTGTAGAGGGTGACACTCTTAACGTTGTTCTTACCTAGCCACGCCTGGGTGTTGTCGTACTGTGCGCGGTGAAAGGATCGGAATAAGACCTCGTTGTCAGCCAGGTCACGCTCTGCCACCCTCCACGCGCTCTTGTCACCTTCAAAGTGGTCGGTGCTAGAGCCCGTAGTGAGCTCTGAAAACTCCTTTTGGGCCGCGAGCTGCAAGGCGATGGCGCGGGGGTAGCTGTCACTAGAGGACTCCATCCAGACAGAGATGAGCTTGTCGGTCACTCGGTCCGCTGTGGGTTGACCTTCAGTAAAGGGACGCATGAGGTTGTGTGCAGGGTTGGCGAGAGCCTCGGCCAACTCGGGATTGCTCTTAGCCATCGTGGTAAGCCGAGCAGCGACGTCTTTTATGAGCTTCATCTTGACCGCGCCACGCTGCTCGCTAGTAGCGTCTCGCGGTGAGTACCCGAGCTCCTCCTCCCAGATCTTGTTAAGGCGGAGGGCGTCAGACACCTGCGGTGTAAAGCGAGCTTTGACAGCTGCGGCCACTGTCGCGTCTTCTGCTGCAGTTAGACGTCTACGAACAGCCGCGATGGCGTCAAGCCGGTTCTTTCCGTCCATACGGTCGAGTGTGGCTAGACCGACAACTCGGGGGGTGTTAGCACTGGCAATGGTACGCTCAGCTGCGGCGATGCCCGCGTTGGTGACACGCTCAGCTTCGTCTAGCTCGTAGGCAGGTTGGCCGGCGATCAACTCGTCAAACTGTTGACTCCGTCGTACCAGGTACTCGCTTACCGCGACGTCCCGCATGGCCTTAACGTACGCTGGCTTACCACCTTCGGCCTCGGTCTTGGCGAGGTCACCGACGGTGTCTCGTACGTCGATGACGCTCATGGTACGCAGGTTCTTTATCCAGGTAGCGAGGTCAGGCTCTTCCGCTTCTTCGGCCTCAGGGCGAATCCAACGGTCTGGGTTATTCCAGTCACCTGACTGTGGTATCAATCCTGGGCGCGGTGGACCATCAGCCTTATAGACACGATCGTTGAGGGGCGTGTCGCCGATGAGGGTGTCTCGTGAGTCGGCGCGCTCACCGACGCGGTATAGCTCTCTGTCCGGAACCGCTACAGCTTGTGGGGTGTCGCTGTCGTAGCGCTCCCAGTCCGCGGCGGCTGACCCCTGCAGCTTGGCGAGGAACTCGTTACTCAGGACCAGCTCGTGGAGCTCACCCTCTACCAGCGAGCGGTCCGGGCACGAGCAGTCATGCTCGCACCGGCAGCCGTAGTTGGTGGTGCAGTGGCAGTCCTCCTGACAGCAAGAGTCCCGGGAAGCGAAGATGCTCCCGGGCTCCGCGTAGCCTCCGCCGGTGTTGGTGAAGGACTTTATGAGGTTGGTGACCTTGCGGCGCGTTATCATGGGTACATTATATCAAGTATGACGCACTGGGTAAACCCTGTTCAATTTGCGGCTAGGGTCCTAATGTCTACGCCTACGATCTGTGGCTGCTCGATCTCCCGCGCCGTGTAGCCGCACTCCTCGCACATGATCACCAGCTCGCCAGACAGGCCATCCTCAGTGAGTATCAGCCGGTGGTCCTCCGCGCACATGTCCTCGCTCATCGAGTCATACTCCATACCAATCCTAGCCCCCATAGTACAACCACGGTAGTGGCAAGCAAGACCGCGCCCAAGGTAACCCCTAAGATGTGCAGGCCTATGTGCTTAAGCAGGTTGGTCATTGCGTCGATTTACGGGGTTTGCTTGGGGGTGCAGACGCTTCTACACGTTTCACACGAGTGCCGGCCAGCGTCACGTCCTCAACAAACTTGGAGGTAAAGTTGCCGTCGTCGAGGAGGATGATAAAGTAGTTGCCGCCACCACCGTTGGTGACCCCGACTACCTCACCGCTCCACTCCTGGGTACGGTCATTGTTCCACTTAACTCGCATGTTCCTCCTTGTCGTTGAAGCCGTCATCCCTTGAGGTATTATACTCGGGTAACGGCCGAGAGAGGAAGTCGAGGTAACCGGTGAGCTCCTTGTAGGCCTCGAGCTCCGTGACCTCTGGGTGCTCACGGTGGAACCCTGCCGCGGCCCACCGTAGGCGGGCGTACCGGCCGTCCCCGACCATGACCCTAGCGATGTGGTAGTTGGCTATCAGTTCGGCGAGCTGATTGTCGTTCATTAGCGGCAGTACCTCTCAACGTAGCGTCTGACGGTGGCCCTCTCCCCAGGCAGGACCGGCAGCAGGTGCCCCTGCTCGATCAGGGGGTGCATGAAGCTGACCTCATTGTGACGCAGGCCCAACAGGTGTCCGAGCTCGTGCTTGGCAGCCTCAACCCAGAGCTCGTGCTTGGCGGCCACGCTGGCAAACTCACCCTGAGCCAGCCCGATGTTGGTGCTGCTCAGCCGGGCGGCTGACACCAGGAACAGGGTGGGGTAGGTGTATCCTTCCTCGAAGACGTACCTGAGCGACGAGTCCTGGAACTGGCGAACGTCGTTCTTGACCCGGCCGATGTAGATGGCCACGTTGAACTCTTGCATGAACCAGTCCTGAAGGACACGCAGGCTCGTCCAGGCGGTGCGTGGCCCCACGGTGTCGGAGGCGCCCAGGTAGACGACGGTCAACTGGAGGTGCAGGATCGGCTCCACGACGACCAGGACAGGCTCCGCAGCCGGGGTCTCCTCCAGGAGCTCGGGCTCAGTGAGTAGGGTGCGGAGAAAAGCGCGTAGGCGTTCTAGCACAGCTCGGTCTCTTCAACGTGGACGCTCACACGCTTGACGGCCAGGTTGATGACCACGGCGTCGGTATCTAGGCCCAAGAGGTCGACGATGCGCGCCACGGCGACGTGCATGGAGGGCGCGGTCATGGGTCCGGTGCTCTCCTCGTAGTAGTCGAGCGGCGGAAAGCCGATGGCTGTAACTGTGTAGTTGTACTCGGCGCCGATGCTCTCCTCAAAGTCTTCGTCATCTTCGTACTCGTCAAAGTACTCTTCGGACTCAGGGACCACGGCGTACTCACCAAAGTTCACAGGCGGCACAGGGATCGTGTCGAACTGCTCCAGTAACAGGGCAAAGCTGATGACATTGCCAAAGGTGTAGGCCCCTATCATGAAGACACTTTTGCACCTGTATGGCTTGGTCTCCAGGCAGAGGTAGGGACCCAGGCCAGAGCGACGGTGTGCGTGATCCATGGCGTATACCACCGTACCGACGTCGCCAGGGCGTGGAAATGACTCGGTGTGAATATTGTGGTGCTTTACCACAACCTTGGTCCCAGGCTTTAGGCCGTACATGATCTCGTGTGCTAGCATAGCTTTCCTTCCTTACTAAACTAATTATATTATACTCAGCTGCCGGGCTCGCGGGAGTCGCCAGCCTCAAAGCCGGCGGTGTATCCCCTGTCGTAGGCCTCGTCCTTAGCGCGCTCGAGATCCAGGTAGTTGTTGCGTGCCAGGTACTCGAGCATCTGGTCCATGAGCTCAAGCCGTAGGGTCGGACCGTACTCCCTGACGTCCAGTTGCTGGGTGTCTTCAACCGTCAGCTCAGGGAGGCGGACCCAGCCCTCAAACGTGAGGGTAGCCGTCAAGCGGGTTGAGATGAAGTCAGTGTCAAAGCTAGGTGGGTCGGTGGTGACAGCGCACACTACGTCTGGGAGCCCAACGGCGTCCCTAAGCGCTTGCGTGGTCTTTGCCGCCTGGCACTTGCAGCAGTCGATCGGATTGTGGTACATGGACGCCTCCTTACGAGATTGGTATCTCACTTTATGTCAGGTAACCCTTCAGGGAACACGGTTCCCAGCAACCTGTCGACCCCGCGCTCCTTGGTCTCTGGCAGCTTGGCGGCGGCGTTGCTCGCGAGGCAGAAGACGCACAGGTCGTCGCCCTCGTAGGGTATCCGGTAGCTGCCGCAGATCCGGCACTCGTAGAACGTGGCCATCAGTTGTGTTCTCCCCTTCGCTTGATGTTGTACGACCAGGTCCTGGGCATGGTGTACAGTTGGGTGCTCTTGCCGTTCAGCTCCACGAGCCTGGTGGTGGACTCTGGCGCGGGCTCAAGGTGGTCCCCGGTGAGACTGTAGTTGGTGCCGTCAGGCAGAGACACTGAGTACGCCTCAACAGTCTCGGTCGCCCACGCGTCAGTCACGATGCCTGCCGACCTTGGGTGTAGGAGCGGCGACACCACGGCGTCTCCCGGCATGAACCTCACTGGGTGTACTCCTGCACCAGGGTGACCAGTACCTCGTCGGACGTACGGCCCAAGCTGCACTCACCAGGTGAGTCGTACCTGTCACTCGTGGCGGCCATAATTAGCTGCCCCAGGCGCAGTTCAGGCTTGCGGATCCACGCCTCCCAGATCTGGTTCAGGGTGGCGCGCATCTTGAGGCGCCGCTCGATGTTCTTGGCGTCGGCAGGTACCAGGCCAGACGCGGCCTCTAGGGTCTTGATGAACAGGTCGTTTGAGGAGTTGGGTGTTGCCACGTTAACCTCCCTTGCGAAGTTGGGTGAACCACGCCGCCCTGGTGGTTCCCTGAGGCGGCTCGGGCTGAGGGCTGTAGATCGCGACCTCCGCAGCCACCAGCAAGCTGGCCACGCGGTGACTGACGACCTTGCTGTGCTTGGCGTTGTCATGTAGGTAGATGGTGGTCCTACCATTGATGGTCTTGTCCGTGACGATGGGACAGTTTTTCATTTTCATTCGTGGTGCTCCTTGCTTGCCCTGAGCTATTATACTCCTGTGAGGGCGTCGATCTTCTGCTGCGACTCGGTCAGCTTCCACCAGAGCATGAAGGCGAGGTTTGCCACGTCCACGCACTCCAGCGGGTCATTGTAGTTGGAATCCACGAGCTCGCTAATCTCCTCCCAAAGGTGCTTGACTATATTGTCGAGCTGCATGTGGTCGGCTGAGTCGACGATCAAGGCGCTGAAGGTAGCCTGACCTCGCGCTTGCATCTTGTTGTGGTGGCTCATGAACTTTGCCATTTGAGAGTGCCGGAACTCGTTGAGGGCCTCGGTGATGGTCATGCTTTATTTACTCCTACAGGTGCCAGAATCTTAAACCCGAAACGGCTAAATGTTACCTTGGCTAGATAAGGAGAACCCGCATCTTCATACCATTCCCCACGTCGGGGTGATCGAATTTCGCCAGTCTCGCGGAAGCGAATGTCTCCGTAGCTGTACTCCATTACTTCTTCCTACCTCGCGATATAGTTTCTACGGGTGCAGCAGTTACAATGTTGTGCTCGTAGTGGGGTAGCCGATGCCGCCCACACAGTCCCACACCACACGCCTCGCACCGCCAGTCTCCTAGCCAGTCGCAGTCGACACAAGCTACCTGGTCAGCTTTTGGTATCATCATTTTGTGGGCGCTCCTCCTTTTGCCGGATAGTTGGGCTTACCGCTGCACGTGCGCCGTGAGTAAGGTTCGAAAGCACTTGCGACAGAATAGGTGCACTCCGTGGCGGTTGTGCACAAGTAGCATGGGGCTTGCACAGTCTGGGCACGGTGTTCCGTTAAATATGGCGGCCTGGTCCGCGTCGACTGTAGCCATTAAGGTGTCTCCTTATTGCGCCGTGTTTAATTATACTCGAGTTCGCACAGTGTGGCTGTGCGAACTGGCACGAAGTTAAACTAGTCGTCCGTCGTAGGTCTTCAGGTGGTACAGCACGTTCTCGAGGTCGGCTATGAACCCAGGGAGGTCTGCGCTGTTAGCTGCCTTCAGCGTCGCCTGCGCCTTGCGCATGTAGGTGTGGACGTCGTTGATGAGTACCGCGGCGGCCTCCTCGTCCATGCCCTTGATGGCATCCATCAGGTACCTGGCTAGGTCGGCGACGTAACCGGCGATCCAGTCCTTTGAGTTAAAGTCCTCCATTAGCACTCTCCTCTATCTTTTGGAGCAGCTTTCCCTTGTCCTCTTCCGTAGGCGCTACGTGGTACTCTTTGGGCGCGGCCTCCATGCCGAACTGTAGGTCGTAGCCGCAGATGGTCATCTCGCCGACCGGTTCGCCATCCCTAACTGCCACGATGGTCCGGCACTCGTGGCTGTCGGTAACCGCCTCCAGCTGAGACTCTAAGCGCTTGATGTCGGCTGACTGTAACACCGACAGCGCCACACCACACGCCAAGCCCACCATGAGGGTTATTTTAATCCAAGTGTCAGACATCTCATTCCTCCTAATCTGGCCATGCCTGCCAACGATCCGAAGGGTGAATCATTGGCAGGCGAGCTAGATTAAACGTTGGGGGTCATTGCTGTCCTGATTTATTTGGACTTATCTTTACCGAAGAACGGCAGGGATTCGATGAAGCTCTGGATGTTGTTCACCATGCCGCGCAGCCAGCCAATTTCTTCATCTTGGGCGGCGTCTTTTACGGCTTGAGCTGCGTCAATAGCAGCTTGCTCTTCAGCTAAAGAGTACAGGTCCAGCCTCAAGTCAAAATTACCAGTCGTGTTGTTACGAATAGCGTCGTTGGCTTGGGCCAGGAGGTCGCTCTGGTACTCCACCACTTGCTCGACCTTGTCTAGCCGCTTTAACGCGTCAGCCAACTCCTGGTCAACTGGGGTCGGGGTTGGCTCAGGTATTGGCGTAGGCGTTGGAGTCGGGTCAGGAATGGGAGTAGGCTCGACCACAATGGGAGTGGGTTCGGGAGTGGGGGTTGGCTCAATAACTGGAGCGTTCTCACCATACAAGGTGAGGTTAGCCACGGACCCGACACCATTAAGTCCACCACCGCCGTCGATGCTGAACTGAGTAGGCTCGCCAGTCCGAGAAGTGAGACAAGTCTTGAGTAGTCTGCCGTTCATCTCCAGGGTGCTTACGGCCGGAGAGAACCTCACTACATAGGCGTTGTCGTATGGGTTGTCCTTGGCGAAAGCTTCGCCGCAGTAGACCGGGCCGAAGTCTTTCAGGACCAGAGTGTCGCCCAAGCCGAACTTAAGGTTGATGCTGCCGTTTGCAGCAGTCACCCTAGCAGCGGTTGTTGACAGCGTGCCAGACGAAGGCGCGACCGGTACGCCAGCTTTTGAAACCACGAACTTGGCTGGGTCGTTCAAGGTGGCGCTCCATGACAACGTTCCGCTGTAGACTGCGATGGTAGGTCCGTATACTTGGGTAAACGTGGCGCCATCAGCCGTGGTATATCCGTTGAGGTTGTTAGTGCTTCCCACCAGGGAGAACAGCTTGACGCTGTCGGCGCTGGCTATGCCGATTAGCGCAAGGGCAGACACCCCCAACGCAATTAAACTTGCCAAGATCTTCATGGTACTACTCCTCTCGCGTTATTACTGGTTACTAGTCCGCTGTGCTTTCAGTTTTTCATCCCCTCGTGTCAAACTTGCCTACAGGCATCTTCCAGAACATCGCCCGCCAGTCGAAGGCGCAGGGATAGCACCACCGCACGGCCCGCTCCACGTAGTAGTCACCATACTTCGGCTCCACCAGGTTGGTGGTCAGCTCCGCGAAGGAGCGGGTCGGCTTGGCGCACCGGGGGCACCTCTCAGCCGCTGATATCTCGGAGTGGCTGATCACCGGCTACCTGGCCTCCTTTTCATTGAATGGTACGAAGGTCACCGTGGCTGCACCTGTCTGCATCTTGCCGTTGCGGAAGTACTTGACCCAGATGTCCGCGTGCTCCTCACCGTACCCGACCAGGGAGAACGTCACGTCCCTAATATGTTGGGACACAGCCCGCATGTCACGCTCATGGTCGTACCACTTTATGGGGCCCTCACCGTATCCGGCGTGCTGCGCCTCCAGGTACCTCAGGGCTTGCGCCGCGTGGTCGTAGGTAACGGTGACCAGCTTGAGGCGATCCTCCTTTGACAGGACCACCTGTGAGTCAGTTATGGACGCCACGGTCACGGTCTTCTCACTCGTGGGTGGGTCAGCGGTAATGTAGTGCTTGGTATAGTAGCCCATGTGATAAGCCTCCTTGCTGCTCGTGTTATATTGTACTCAGCTGAGGTCAGCGGTGCGGAGTATGCGGATGGCCCCGCGTACAGAGGTTACCGCGACTCGGAACACGTCGGGATCGGTGCTTGCACGGTTGCCGGCGACGTTCAGTACCTTTACCTGGTTGTCGAGGATGAACTGGGCTAGAAGGTTTCCCAGGTCTGCTCGTAGCACGATGTAGGGCTTGTTGGCAGTCTCGCAGTAGCGGATGGTAAGCTTAGACCCACGACTGGTCGGGTCACCAAATATGACGGTGCCGTCCGAGTCGTGCACGTTTTTCTTCGTGCGCGGCGGGTACAGCGGGGAAGAGTGCTCCGCGAGGCCGTACTTATCGCGAAGTGTTAGAGTAGCCTCACCGATATCGGTGCGGTATCCTCTTGGCGCGGTTCCTCCGGTCGTAACGTGCTCGAGAAACGCAGCTTGCAGCCCGCCTTCATCAGCCCCGGTTTGTCCTCCACTGATGATCTTCTCTAGAATCATGCCTAATCTCTCCTATTGTTGTGAATACCCCAGGTTGTATTGTACTCTAGTCTACTCGGTACTGATTTGCCTGTAAAAAGTAAAAGGGCGACCTTTCGATCGCCCTCCGTCATACAGTTTGCCCGTCTTTCTCGGGCGTGCGCTATATTATACCCAGGTTACAGGGTGGGTTCCTTTGCGCGCCTGCTGTCAATTATCGAGTCGATGTGCGCGAGACGATCCTCGATGCTCTGGTCCTCTGGGTTGAACGGCCGGGCGTTGGACCCACGCTCGTTGGGGTTCTTGACCCAGCGACCGGGGTGCTCCGGATTGCCGGTCTGTGGCACCAGGCCAGGACGTGGGGCGAGCTTGTTTATAATGCCCTCAAGTCGCTCCATGACACCCTTGATCTCGTCACGTCGTCCGGTGTGCCGGCTCTCGGTGCTGAAGCCCTCGTCGCCGAGGCCCTCGCCAAAGTGGCCATGGTCCTCGTAGTACTTCTCGTCGTGTTCGTCCTTCTCTCCAGGGGTGCCGGAGGGCAGGATGCCAGGCTTCTGGTCCTCGTCGTACTCGCGCTCCTCGTGCTCGGTGCTGGCCTTTTCCTCACTGTCGTCAGGCTCCAGGTCCACGGGGTCATACTCCTTAGCGATCTCGGTCTGGTACCCGACCTTCTGTATGGAGAATCCCTGGTTGGGGCCGGCGAAGCTGCAGTACCGTGGTGAGTTGTCTCCGTCCATGAAGAAGATGATGCGCGACTCGGGATCGAGCGCGATGATGCTCTTCACCATGTGTCCCGCCCGTGCGAGGTCGCCCCTGATCTGCTCCAGGGGAATGGCTGCCTCTAAGGTCATGCCCTTAAGCAGCAGCTCCGTGCCGTCCAAGGCTCCCTGGGCTGCCAGGCGCTTGCTTAGCTTGACGGCCTTCTTCAAGACCAGGTTCACTTGCCGTTTCTTGCTCTCGTTCACTATCTGCCTCATTACGCGGGTTAGGTCGTTAAATTGGTACTGCCGGGTCTCAGTGGTAAGCTGCTTGCGGGTGTCTGACCGGAGCTTATCCAGCTCGGTGTCACTCATGGTGGCGAGCAGGCCGGGGTTTATGGGAGAGTGTAGCCCAGGAGCACCTGCTCGGGGCTTTACCCACCGGTGACGGGTCGGGCTCCAGATAAGACCGGCCTTAGGTGGGCCGCCTGCTGGAGTCTTGACGATCTTACTGGGGTCCTGTAGTACACTGGTCATCTACGGTGTCGCCTCGGTGGCTCGCTGACGTCGTGTGGGCTCATGGTCCTCTAGGGTAAGTTCAGCGCTGTCCTTCTCCCGTACGTAGACCCACACTCCCACTGGGTGAGCCTCGGACGCGTACCGCTTATACGCGTGCAGGTCGACGACCCGTGAGTCGTCCTCCCAGTTGTGGTCGAGGGCGTCAAGGACAGACCTCGTGAGCTTGTCGATGTCTCCTGGTACCGACGGGTAAGGACGTGAGACAGTCTTGGGCTTCTCGATCCAGAACCAGAGCTCGACAGCGACTGGGCCTGAGATGACCGCAAGGTCCGACAGGTGTTCTCGGAGCACCTTCTCGAAGTCCTTGCTGTCCTTCGAGTGTACCACCGAGACGCCCATCTTTCCGTTCTTGCGCTTGAAGGGAAAAGCGCTGACCGAGCCTTTCGGCTTCGGCGCGGTGTTGACCTCTATATAGAGTGAGTGCACCAGTCTATTGTAACCTGTGGACCTGGATAAGTAAATCCTACTCTCCGAAGTGGTAGCGGCAGGTTGGGCACCCGCACCGCTGACGCTCACCGTGCCAGCGTACCGTGGCCCAGTCTCTCTCAACCCAGTCGGGACTTCGGTCTAGCTCTTCCTGAAAGTATACGACCATAGCGGCGTTGACCGCGGCGAACTTAATGGTCGCGTTTACAGGTACGCGGTGGTCCATAGGGACGAGCTCCGTTGTGTCGTACGATCCCACCTCAGCGGTCACCATTATCTCCGCGCATGAGTCGTCTATCAAGACGGGATTGGCCATGACCACGCTGGGTTTCATGTAGGCTAGCTTCTCGCCGATGGCCGCGTAGTCGTGGACGTACCCTCCAGTGTTCAGCTTAGTGACTGGCTCTGCGCAGTCTGGGCAACGAAGGCTCGCCTTCACGACCGGGGCCGACAGCGCTGCTGGCATGAACTCGTTGTTGTTGTCACGTTCGGTCAAGTCGAGCTTGGCCTCGTGGTCGGTGATGCCGCGCTCGTGGTGCTCCCATGAGCCAAGGCCGGAGTTAAAAGCGATAGAGCGGCCGCACCGCTCACAGTTGCTGTTGTCACTCATGGCTACCTCGTCTTTTGATGGGCAAGTTCGGCAGGTCTCGGTGTACTTGGTATACCCGCACTTTTCGCACGCTGGGGGCTTGCGTCCAAACTTCATGGTGGCTGCCTCCTGCTATCATATCACATTGGGAGGAGTCCGTAAAAGGCTGAGAGCCTTCTACAGGTTGAAGAGCTCCTCTTGGCGCTCGGGGCTGAGGGGATCGGTTGGCAGCTTACCACACATGGTGCAGGTGACCCACGCCTCGTGCCGGTATCCTATCTCCATGAGAGCCGATTCCCCGCAGTGAGGACACTCACCGTCGATCTCTTGCTCGTAGTCCGGGCCAGATATGGCGTACTCGTTGCCGGTGACCCCTGGCGGGTAGTAGCCGCTAGCCATGATGTGCCTCCTTAAACGTGATGTCCCATGGTGACCGTGAAAACTTGTTGAAGCCTGCCCCGTCAGAGCGAATCCACCGAGTGTAGGCTTGCCGGCGCGCGTTGTTGCGCGAGGGAGCATACACTATTATACTCCCAATAGGGGCCAGAGCTTGAATCGGCTCAGGGCGGTCCTTGAGGGGGTAGGCTTCCACGAACACCTTGCCGCGCACGCTGTATGGAAAGATGATAAACGGCTCCATGCAAGTCACCCCCCTGTCTTGTGTCTGGTTAGCTGACCTCGCAGTACTCCGCGATCAGCTCGAGAACAGCTCCGTAGCTGTCCGCCTTAAAGGCGCGGCTGGTGAGGTCGCTGGCCTCCTGCTTCAAGCCAGCCCTCTTGAGGGCTTTGGCCGCCAGGCCGATAAGATTGAATACGTTTCCGTCCTGTCCACTGAGCTGCACCGCGGGCTTGATTACTTCTGGCGTGGTCATACTTGTCCTCCGTGTAAATTTAATCGGTATCCGTGTCTCGTGGCTTGCTGGGGTGGGGACGTGGATGGGCTCGTCTATACGAGATAGAGGTGCACTGGGGCGACTTTTGAGGTACGCCCCCGTTAACCATGGACTCGTATCCTAGACCCCCGTCTAACGTTATCTCGAGAGTGGAGCCGGGGTGAACACTAAGAAAGTGCTTGTGGTACGCGTGGCTGCCCTCGAGGCCGGTGTTCTGTAGGGCGGACGAGCGTGTCATCCGCCCCTTGTTGTCGAGCTCCGCTAGAAAGACCTGGGCAATTCGCATGCTGCCCTTCGTGTCGGCCTTAAGCTCGAAGACGGTGGCGTTGTACATCAGTACTTGACTATGAACGCCAGCGCCTCGTCAAGGCTGTTGGTGCTGAGCAACGACTCGGTGTCCTGGTCGTCACGTATGGTCAAGATGTGGATCCGAAACGGGTTGGGGTACTCGTGGTCTTTGGGTTCGACTGGGTGGATGAAGAGCTGGATCTCTTTCATGTAGTCACTCCAGCTGCAGCACGCCTCATTGTGCCAGCTACTGTCCTCTAGCCCAGCGTGCTCCATGAGAGCTACCTCCTCGTCAGAGGGCCAGTATTCTCGCGGAAACTCGGTCTCGTATATCTTGATCATGTAAGCTTCCTTTAGTTCACTGATTTTTGACCAGCTGGCAGTTTAGTAGCAGGTCTCTCGTTCGCAGTAGTCGAACTCGTACGTGTGGCCGCAGTGTGAGCACACGTGGGGAGAAAGTGCGTCGATGGTGTCTACTATGGTGCACATCTCTCGCCCGCTGTTGCCGAGGGCCGCTTGCATCTGTGCCAGCCAGTAGGCGTCTGCTCGACTGTAGGCATTCGTGTGCTGCAGCATGTCAGCCGCCTCGTTAACCAAGGTGCTGACCTCATCTCGGATCTCCAAGAGACGCTCTACGATCTCAGACTTTTCCATGAGTACTTACCTCCGGGCTATATATATTTTGAAGAACCGCGTGCGTAAGCTCCCAAACATGCTTGCGTTTGCGCGCAAAGCCAAGCACTCTCCCTATACCCTTCTTCATAGGGGTCCCGTTAGCACCGCTAAGCTTGTACCGGTAGTTGCCAGTGGTCTTGGTTCCCGTGCCGTCATTTGTTATGGTGGCTGTCGCCAGAGTCCGTTTTTGAGACTCTCTGCCACCCGGCCAAAGCTCGACCGTGATTACAATCACCGTCGCTGCTCGTAAGAAAATGTAACCATTTAAGGCTCCTTGTAATCCATTGCTCACTTAAGCCGGCGATCCGTAAGGCTCGTTGGCTTCATATGCGGAATTGATCCTGTGTTCTTGTGGCCTCCCAGTTAACGCGCTGTTCTCTGTCGCGGGTCTTCACGTTGACCACCGGCTCGATTTGATTTGGTGAGGCTGTATCGAGCGACCTCGTCTATGTGTGGCTTAAGTACTGTTGACTGTTGGCTCCCTGTTCTTTACCGTAGATATATCATATACCCGTAGGGTGCTAATGTATATAGGCCTAAAGTAACAGGAAGATAACAGTTTGAAGGGCGCCATAAGGCGCCCTGACTGCGGAGGCTAGGACTTAGGGGCGTTGGGGCACTTGTAGGAGTAGAGGGGCCGCCTGGGCTGCTGCCCGTGGGTAAGCTCGGTCCGGTTGGAGGGAGCGGCGAACCGCTTCTGGCAGTTCTTGTTGGAGCCCTTGGAGCAGGGGGTGCAGATTCTAGAGTTTGCCATCGGTTGGGTCCTCCTCAAAAGGTAAGAGCCCGTAGGTCTCTCGGATGGTGTTAATGTGGGCAACCAGGTCTCGGGTGTGCATGTTCAGTTCGTAGCGGTGCCGGTGAAAGTGGTTGGACTCCTCCCGTATGGTGGTGAGCGCCTCGATGATCCGAGTCATCGCTTTCAGTGACTCAGTTGAGGTCAGCTTCTTCACCGTGCACCCGCGGGCGTCAGTAAGGACGGAGTGACGTTCCACCGGGTCGGAAGTTCTCCGGGTACATGGTGGAACTGATTCACCTTGATGTTCTTCGGGTTGATGGCGGCCACTAGGCCGGTGATGACCTGACCGGACTTGTCGGTGAACTTGACCGCGTCTCCCACGTGGAACTGGCCGCGAGCTCGTGCCTGCAGCGCGCGGTGCGCCATATTGAACATGGTGTTGGCCTCTCGGAAGTCAGCTGAGCTGTCAAGGGTGGCCAAGGCGGTGGCAAGCATGGTTTTCGTGGTGATGTTCATACGATCCTCCGATTTGTAATCTCACCCAGGGGGCAGGAACCCTTTACTCTTCGATCCCGGGCTGACCCTGCAGCCAGTAGTCAATCTTGCCGTGGATGTAGTTCACCTCTGCGAGGGTGAGCTGGCGCAGGTCTTCACTGGTGTTAGTCAAATCGCCGTACTCCCAGGCGTCAACCGAGTCGTTGAGCTCCTCAAAGCTGCCCACGTACCGTGGCAGGATATCGTCTCTGATATCAGCCATGATCTCTGCCTTGATGCTCTGTACCAGCTCGTCAAGTTCCATGTCAGGGGCGTCGGTAGTGAGCCGAGACACTTTTAAGAGTTCACCCCCGGTGTATTCGTAGGTGTCGATCCACTTTTCAGTAGCTGGAAACCCCAAGGTCTGGGAGGAGCCGAGTGCTGGGGTAAGTTCAGCCGTCGGAGAGTTGAAGTCGTAGTCCATGGGTAGCTCTGTTAGGCCCCTCTGAGCTAGGTCCAGGGAGTACCCGCAGGGAATACCACCGGCCACGAATGACACCGTAGCCATGAACTGATCCTCGGTGAACCCAGGGATCCTCAGCTGACACTCTGCCAGGAGAGCCTCCAAGCCAGAGCCTACGATGTCGGCCGGCTCGTCGCCTATGGAAATGTCGAAGTCCGTTTTCCACCAACCCATGTTGTTTACCTCCTACCGTGTTACTAAAATCTGGATATTGTACTCGCCGGGCTCCAGGTTGTTCTTAGCCACCATCTCCACATCAGCGGTCTTGGTGCCGCCGCCCAGTATCGTGAGCTTCGCCGGCAGGTCTACCGTGATGGTGCTGGGGTTAGGGCCGGTGACCACGTCACTCAGGTCGATGTCTATAGCCTCGCTGCCGAGGTTGGTGAACGTGATGGTCTCGACCACGGTCTCGTTGGGGTACAATTGCGCGGTGAAGACGAGCTTGTCCGCCTCGATGCCTTCTACACCGGTGGCCGTGCCATTGATCGTCAGGATGTTGTAGGCGTATACCCCTACGAGGGCGAAGGCAAACCCAGCCACCACCCCGATTATGAGCCCCTTTAGATCAACCATTGCTCTCCTTTTGTGTAATTTTACTCAGCCGCGCCTCCTTCAAAGACCGGGTCAGGCGGGCGTACATCCCGACCATGAGGGCCTTGCGGTTGGAGCGGGGCTGGCTATTGGCGCGCTTGCTGTCGAGGCGCTTGGCCCTGGCCTCCCCCTTTACACTCATGGCGTTTCCTCCTTTTCTACTTGCAGTGGGCGCTCCGCGCTAGCTGGCACTTCTCACACTGGTGAGTGCTCACGTCTTCCACGAAGTGGTGCATTATGGGGTGCTGCAGTTGCCGATTGCTCAGTACCTTTAGGGAGCGCTTTACGTGTTTGCTTGAGTCCTTCATGTGTTGCTCCTTACCTAGCTTGGCTGCTCAATTGTGCCGCCGTGTTGCAGGCGGCAGTGATCAGTAGTCAAACGTGCCCGTGGGTGAGCTATGTGCCTGCCAGCCGACAGGTGCCACCCTTGGTGTTGTTCAAACTTGCCCCTCTTTATAAAGAGGTGTTTAAGAGGTGAAACTTATACTGAGAGCGCGTCACGCGCTAGACTAAGGTAATCATGTCGTTCACCTGCGAGTTAGTTGGGACGGTGACGAGTTAGGCCGCCTTGGGCTTGGTACCGATCTCGACGGCGGCGGTGATCTGATACTGCTTACCGGTCGCGGGATCGACGACCCGGCCAAAGAAGCCGGTGCTGCCGCTCTTGAAGACCCTCTCGTAGAGGTTGACCGCTACCAGGTTGGTGACTTCCGCTTTGTTCGCCATATCTAATACTCTCCTTTCGGGGGATTTATTGGGCGGTGCATCTTGACGCCGTAGAGCTCGGTGCACCTTACCAAGCTCAGGTCAAACCCACACGGGCAGGTCCTCTTGGGTTCCATGTTAGCTCAATCCAGCGGCCCGGAGTAGAGCCTCCACGTTGGCAGCCTCCGCAGCGTGCGCGGCGTTGATCTTATTGATCAGGTAGGCGCAGCCAGAGAAGAACCCGTAGGCGAAAAGCCCGAAGGCGACGAGCTTGAGTAACATCTGTTACCTCCATGCGACCGTGAAGGCGCCGTCCGCCATCAGGTCGTTTATCAGATTGTTGACGTTCTTGGTGCTCATGGGCGTGGTGGAGCGCAGGTACTGGAACATATCCGAGCGAGAGGCCTTGCCGGACTCTTGCACGTGGGTCAGGAGACTGAGGATCGTGGCTCGGTGGGGCTTGAGAGTGGCGTTCATTAAGAGTTGACCTCCAGCAGTAAAGCTCTGATGTTATCGAGGACTACACCGTAGGCTCGACGCTCAGCTATGATAGCTGCGCGCAGGTCGCGCTCGCTCGGCAGTAGGGTGTTCAGAGTGTCCATGGTCGCGTTGTACAGTTCCCGTACCATGGCTTGCGTGTACTCCAAGGTAAATTTGTCCATTGGTGGCCCTCCTTAGTCAGCCCCGCAGGCGAGGCACATTAAATCACGTTTAGTTGAGTGCTTACCACACCGGTGATCGTACAAGGTTTCCATAGCTTCTAAGGCGTCGGCGGCCGCGTCGGTTGCTGCCCCGTACGCAGCCTTCAACTCTTCGACCATTTGAGTGATTTCTTCGGGAGTGGCGTCAGGTATTATCATGTGACTCTCCTTTACTTAGATCGTGCCGGTCCGCGTGGTCGCCGTTTTTGTGGTCTTTCAAGTACGCGAGGGCCTCTTGCGCTTCGAAGAGCTCCTCGGTAAGGCGATCGATGTCTTTGATTATCTCAGCTTGCATTTGAGAGATTTCATTGGGGGTCGACTCTGGTATTCTCATGCGACTCTCCTTTGCTTAGATCTTGGTCCTCATTTAAACCGCCCCTGATCCATAAGGCTCACGAGCGGCTTCATATGAGATCCTGATCTGTGTTCTTGTGTCATCTCAGTTAACGCGCTGTTCTGTGTCGCGGGCTGTCACGGTTGCCACCGTCCCGATTTGCTTTGGTGAGGCTGTATCGGGAGACCTCGTTTATGTTGACGTTGGTGCGGGTTGTTTTGGTAGGTTCCTCCGGTCTTTTTTGACTGTATATATACTATATACCCTAGACACGCTGTTGTATATAGGTAGAATGTAACAGGAATGTAACAGTTTTTAACCCTAAGATACAGCTACGCCGAGATTGCTAGTCTCGGCGTAGGGGTTAAATGAAGCGTGGTGTGGAGGTTAGAACGGGAGGTCGTCGACGTCAGCTGTGGGAGCCCAGCTCTCCCCGTCTGGCTCAGTGGCGTCATCATCGTCTTGGCGCCGACGAGTCAGAGACCGAAACTCGTTACCTATGATCTCGGCGAAGGTCTTCTCCTTTCCGTCGCGGCCGGTGAAGGTCACCAGGCGCAGGCGGCCCGAGAGGACCACCAGGTCGCCCTTGCTGAGGAACTCGTTGGCCAGCTCTGCTACCTTGCCAAAAAACACCACGCGAAACCGAGTGATGTCCTCACGGCCCTTGCTGTACTTGTAGTGATCGTACACGGTGAAGTTGGTGACGACCGTGCCGTTGGGCAGGTAGCGCATCTCTGGGTTCGCACCTAAGTTCCCGGTAACTGTTATTGAGTTAAAGATGACTCCACCTCCTCGTTGTCGCTCTGTTCCATTATACCCAGGGCGGCCATGTTCTCGCGGCCATACCGAGCGTCACACCGGTGACACATCAGCCCTTCCTGGAAGGTGCCGTCCCTCTTTATCCGGCGCATGAAGTAGACGGCTGAGTTGCTGCAGCCCCTAATAACGCAGATCGTGGATATCTGAACTGTCATTGTTGTCCTCACTTATGATCGGATTGGTCAAGCACAGGTGCTCTTTGGCCGCGTGCACCGGGATGTGATAGTGGTTGCCGTGCTCCCCGAACTGGAAGTTGTCTGGTACCTGGGAGATCTCCACCAGCTGTCCACGGTATATCAGAGCTGAGAGTTTCATCAGGACAGTCTTTCGCCGTTGATGTCATACTCGTCATCGTCGCTGATGACGTCGCTGCAGCCGCAGACGCACGGTGGGAGAATGTTCTGCTCTTCTTCCAGGATGATATGAAAACCTTTCGGGGCTGCGGTGGCTTCAAGTTTAGCCTCGGCTGCTGCCTTGGCGATCCCACGGTTGATGACCCGGGCGATCTTGAAGTAGATGTGGACGTCGGCGAACCGGGGGTCCAGTCCCTCGACCTCGCCCTCATAGCCGCGGCTCAGGCTCCAACAGATCTGGTCGACCTGCTTCATGGCGTGGGAGAGCGCGACCACACGGGGGTCGCTCAGGGAGATGCCGGGGTACATCGACCAAAAGTTTGCAACCCGGTTGAAGTTGCCGTTGGGGTCGTTCCCGCCCCCAGCGTAGTCCTTGTTCTTGCGGTTGTAGAGGTCCAGCTCATCAGACGTGATGTCGTAGAAGGCTGGGTCGCCGTGGTTGAAGTGTGTGGCCACCAGATCGTTCAGGATCTCGCGAGGGGTTTGCTCGGACATAGTGACTCTCCTTTTACCGTATGAGATATTATACTCAGTGGAGGATACCTTGAACCGCCAGTATGGTCCACATCGAGGCGGCGAGCACTAGAGCTGCTGGCCCCAGTCTAAGGCCTAGGGTCCAAAAGGTCACGCTCAGTGCCCATATTCCCAAAGCTGTCGGTATAGTTGACAACAGAGGGGGCGGCTGGTTGGCGAGAATCATCGGCACCAGGGAAGGAGCAAACACGAGGTTAACCCCTGACGTTACCCAGTCTTGCCATGAGTTACCCTTTAAGAAGTTTTTCATTCAGCGGTCCTTAAGATGTGGTTGACCGCCTCTCTCACCGACCCTACCCGCATGCTGTTGTCTGGTAGTGCAACATCTTGATTCCAGGGCTGGTCACGCAGGTAAAGAAACTTGCTGGGGTAGCGCGCTACCTCTTCAGCACACGCTGGTTGGTCGTCTATGAGTATATCTAACGGGAAGTCGAATTTGCTCAAGCTGCGGTCAACCAGCACGGTCGAGTTGTAGTCTAGGCCGTTGTCTTGCAGCCACTGCACCACGGCGGCGTGGGACCGCGGGGTACGTGAGGTAATCACCATCTTGTGAAACTTAGGAATCTTCAGCAACCGTAAGGTCTGAGAGAGCCTCGACTCTTCTGGAACTACCATCCCGTCGTTCCAAGCACGGTCCATCATCTCCAGCATGGTGACCGCACTGCCTAGGATCTCTACGTAATAGTCCCACTTGTCCACGGCGTATCGTGGAACCATTATACCGCGTTCTTCATGTATGAGCTGAGAAAGCGGGTCGGTGAGGTTAGCTAGGGTGCTGTCTACGTCGATCCCGACGATTATCGGCTTAGGCATGGCTGTCTCCTAGAGTACTTCGTATATGGTCAAGGCTTGACGACTCGCGGTGCTCAGGAGCCATAAGCCCTCCGGGCAGGCTTTCAACCAGTAAGTACGGTGCTCGGCGCTAGACAGTGCAAGAGCTGCCTGCATCCCGATTATGGAGGGCTTTTGCAGCCCTTCAGGCCACTCGTACCCACGTTCTGAAAGCTGCTCGATGCCCTCAAGGGTTAGGCTAGTCGTGTCCACCAAGGCGCTAGCGTGGTAGCCTGGAATCAAGGGGGTAAATGGTTCATTGGGCTTGCTTACCGCGACAGCTATGAGGCCAAACTCTGAGTCCAGCCGGGCCAAGAGAGCCGCGCCGTGCACCTTGAGCATCTCGAACACGTGGGCGTAGTCCACGTCTAGGGGTATCGCTGGATCGGTGGTTACCAGAAGCTCGTCATGCCGTAAGATAGACACCCACCTACCGGGTGGCTTTACCTCCCATAGGTAGGAGGCCTTAGGGTGAACGATGGCCCTCCAGCTGTCCACTACAGGACGAGGCTGCCGAAATAGGATATCCAAGACAGCCTTTGGGTCCGGAGTTTCACTGTGAGTTGTTATTCCTTTGTACATAGGTAATTGTACTCACTTTATCTGATTTGTTCTGGAAGGATAAGCTTCAGTACCTCGCACGTCAGGTGCACGTCGTAGAACGCGTCGTGAAGGCGCTTGTGGTCGACGTGTACGCCGAGGAGCTCAGCCGTGTCAGCTAGGCCGCGGTACTTGAAAGTCCCCAACGACGCCGACAGCATCCCGTAGGCCATGCTGCGCACGTCGAAGCTCCGGTAACTGTACGGCCTGACTCGCCTGGTGGCCCTAAAGGCCGCGTCCAGGAACTTCATCTCGAAGTCGGTGCCCCACGCCGTCACCACCGTGTTACGCCAGTTTACTCCACGGGAGAAGACGGCCAATGCGTCGTCAAGTGACACCCCGTCCTTTTCCAGGTCCTTAAGTGAGATATTGTGGATGGCCCGCGCCTCCGGGGTGCCGGTCTCCCAGTGGGTGGGCAGGACGTACAGGTTTACCCAGGAATCGGGCACGACCTCCCTGGTCTTGAGGTCGAAGATCATGCGGGCCACCTGGATTATCTCGTGAATGTCTGGGTCAAGGCCGGTGGTCTCGAAGTCGGTGACCGCCAGGTAGCGCGCGTCGTCGCTCATCGTTGCTCCTTGAAGCTTCTAAATAGGGCCTTCCAAGCGTTGCCGCGATCAGCTTCCTGAAGGAGCCCGCGCATTGCTTCAAGAGGTAGGGCGTCCTTGGAGAGGAACCACGCACCCCAGGTGGTCAGGTGCACGTCATGTCGCCAGACGACGTACAGGACGTCGCGGTTCATGATGTAGTTGAAGAGGGTTGTGGCCAAGAGGCCGAGGCGAGAGTGGACGTGGAGCTGAAATCGTTCTGGGTGGTTTAGGCCGAAGTCATTGACCACGGCCTTAGACACCAGGTAGGAAAAGATGCGCATGACATCTCCTTATTATGAGCTGCGACTGAGCCTCTTGATGAACTCTACGAGTTGGGGGCGAGTCTCATTGAACGCCCGTGTGAGGTAAAATCGTCCAGCGTACCCGTTTGCGAATGTCCGGTCAAATGGCCCGCGCGAGTGCGCTTGAACGAAGCGCTCTGGCATGATTATGGTCTTTCCACTCTTAGTCTTGCGTGAGTGCTTCTTGACGGTGAACGCACGCACGTCATGCTTACCAACGTGCTCGGTGTGACCTCTCGGAAGACCAAACTCTTGGCGAGCCGCGTAGCTCGTGCGGTAAACTATCCGGAACCCATTACTCAGGTACTCTGCCCCAGGTGACGAGCTGCGAAGGGTGCCTTTGTCCACTGGGCAGTAGCCGGGCTGCTGAGATATAGCGTGTATTCGGTCCCCCGCGGTCTGAAGACCTCTTACGAGGTCTTCGATGAACCGCTCGGGATTCTTTACTTTCCACCCTGTCTTTGGCACGTTAGACCTCTGTGTCGCTCCAGATAGGCGCTGGGCCCTCTGGGACGTGCAGGGCGTTCTCGGGTGTCTGGCCCCAGAGGTGGATCCTCTCGGAGTTGACGTAGCCCCTCTTGTGGTGTACCAGGAAGATGACCTGCTCAGGCTTGCTGTACTTGCGCAGGCCAAGGGTCGCGAACTCGTCTCCACCCTTCCAGCAGGGGTTCAAGATGACAGGCCCGGTGCCGAGGTCCTTCTCGAAGAAGTGGTGCAGGTGTCCCATGCACATTCCGTCGAACTTCAGGTCGTGAACCTGGAAGATCTCCCGCATGTCCCGGATGGCTCGGTCGATGCCGTAGTAGGGGATGGACAAGGTGTTCTGCATGCGGCCGTGCCCGTGGTAGTGCAGGAACTGCAGGTTTTCCACCTTGGTGACTGCCCAAAGCGACTTCGGGATGTCCCACGTAATGTGGTCGTCGTTCTTGAGAAGCATAGCCATCATCTGGTAGGCCATGTAGTCCCAGCTCAGTGACGGGTCCTTGAACTCTACCTTTTGACCGGTGCGGCCGTGGTTGCCCACCGTGCAGGACACGTGGACCTCTTTGAAGTATTGCGCGATTTGCCGGATGATCCATGCGCCGACTGTGGCGGCCAGCGTCATCTGGTCCATGACGTTCACGGCGTTGGTCTTGAGCAGCTCATCGTGAATCAAGCCAGAGATGAAGTCCCCGTCACAGAAGATGGTCAATTTCGGGATCTCTCGGCCGGAGCTGTCGATCTCGTACAATCGGAGAAAGTTCGCCACGTAGACGCCGGCACGTTGCCGAAACACGTCGAGGTTATACTCGCCCATGCCCATCATGGCCTCTTTGTCGACAACCTCGCCGACATGAAGGTCAGAAAGCAACGCAACCAGGGTGTGACTGCCGTGAGACTTCTTGTGTGAGACCTTGAAGAGTTCTGGTGAGGGCACGTCCCACGCTACGATGTTGTCTCGTAGAACCTGTAGGATCATGTCTTGGGCGGTGTCCTTCTTGGTGGCCGCCGTGTAGAGCCGACGGTAGTGGTTAACCTGAGCCTTCAATTGGGAAAGCTCCCGGTCATGCTGGGTCTGAACTATGTAGTCCGCGTCAGTCCAGTCCTCCCCTATTGTTGCCTTGCGGCCCGCGTCATACTCGCGGTGTATTCCCCGTGCGAGCAAGAACGACCGCAACGATGATAAGTTCACCCCGTATTCTACGGCTATATCAACTGCGGGGGCAGGACCGTGTTTCCAACTGTGAACTAGAGCCTCGAGCTCTTCAGGTGTAAGCTGTGACGGGGTGCGCATGTGGCTTTTCCTCCTGTTACGTATAGTCATTATACTCGGTTCTGCCAGTACACTTTTCGTGCGGCGCTCATCTTAGCTTTAGCTTCCTCAGAAGACTTACGACCCATAGCACTTTTGCGCATTTTGACCCTAGCTTCGTCTGAGGGTGCACGACCTGTACTAGTGGCGCTTATCTTAACGCGAATCTCGTCGGTCATGTCGTACTTCATGTGGCATGAGCGACACAGCTCCATGTAGTCATTAGGATCAATGCTGAACTCACGGCGCTCCTTGATGGTCGAACGGTCGGCCCTGCCGTGAATAAGTGCGGAGTCTGTCTTCTTTGCCTCACCACAGTGCGCACAAACGCCGGTCTTAAGCTTGTCCATACGACGGTGAACTGTCCCCACGCCAGGAGATAATGTTCGTGAAGTCATATGTCATTATACTCCGTTAGTTAGAACAACCGCTCCGCTTCCTCCGCTGTGACGTGGCCCTCCGTCACCAGCACGTCGTGTGGCTTGAGTGTACGCGCTAAGGAGCAGCGACAGTTGTACGGCTCACGCTCCTCCTCCCAGATGACCTTTACCTGGTCAAACTCATAGGGGCCGCCGGTCATAAAGTGCATGTGTTGTTGCCGTGTGCGCTCGTCATACGTAGCGACGTAGTGGTAGGAAAACCAGTCCCTCTCGGGGTCCTTCTCCCACGCGGCCAGCTTACCCATACCGGCGAGCTTTCGCGTCTCTGTTCGCACGATCCGCTCCAGCTTGTACTGCGCCGCGGGCATTCGGTCCCTCAGTTGGTCGATGACCTTGCCGAGGTCAAAGTAGGTACCCTCTTCAAAGGAGCCCCGGATTATCTTCTCGGCAAACCTGGTCTCAGTCTCGGTGAAGTCCCTCAGGGCAGGTACTATACCATCAGGGCTGCGCGCCAACAGTTCCAGAACGTGGGGGTCGGCAGCTAGGGGGTCAAACGCCAGACCTGACTCAGTGAATCCAGCCTTAAGCCCGTCCGTATACACGGTTTTGATGGAGGGCATGGCGCTATCCACGAGCTCCTCGATCCACTCGGTGCCTGTCTGTTCTACAGCGGCTAAAGCTCGCGCCATCGATGACTTCGGAATACTCTTAAGCTTGCGCGCCAGCTTGTCAAGGCCAGCCTTGTGAAGGTCTGCAAGAATACGGAGGAACTCCTTTTGCGCTTCTATGGTTCCCCGTATGTACCCTGGTCGACGCACCCCTGTGGTGGTCACACGTCTAAAGCGTGGAGCTTTGTTTACGTTAGAAGCCTCCAGGGGCGCCACCTCCTGGGGCTCCACCACCGAACTGAGAGTATGGATCTTGCTGCTGCTGAGATTGTTGCTGCTCTTGCTGCGAGGGAACCTCACCTGTCACGGTGAACTCGTCCGACTCTTGGTCATACTTGATGCCGAACCCTATGGAGTGCATGGTCTGCGCCCACTGCGCCTTTCGGTCCTTGATGTCCCACTCCTCGGTCTCGGTGTAGTCCTCAGCGGAGGATAAGGTCAGCACCCAGTCAGTCACACCCATGACCTCAAGCAGCGGGGCGAGAACATCGGTGTTGTGCACGGCCTGTGAGGCGGCAGCGCCACGACCCATACGTGTGACCTGCTGGCTCTGGTTGCCGATGCCCCCCGTGTTGGTCTCGAATCCCATGAATAGGTCGGGGATGCCGTATAGCCCAGCTACTGCTCGAGCTAGAGCCTCCTGCACTGGCAGGAACTGGAGCTCGTCCAACGAGTAGGCGAACCGTACAAACTCCGTGCGTCCTTGCCCAGAGTTGCTGCTCACCGCCAGCCACGGAAGGTAGTGCGGGTCCTCAAGGGTCTTAGCCAGCACGATCTCCTTGTCGATCTCCAGCTGCTCCGGGTTGTCGGTGACCGTGGTGATGACGCCCTGCGGCATCTTGCGCTCGAAGAAGTAGTCGTAGAGGTAGCGGTCCATGCCTATGAGAGACAATACTTTCTCGTACAGGCCGAGCAGGGGCGCGTAGCCGTATAGCTCTGACGGACTGTACTTGCTGGCGTGGATCACCTCACCCTTGACGAAGTAGTACGCATCTTTGGCGGTGTTCACCCCACCCTTCTGCGCGCCGTAGGTGCCGCGTGTCGGCACATAACGATAGACCACTGGGAGGGTCGGAAACCCGTCAATGGGACACACGCCCTTCCAGTCGTGTTCCCAGCCAGCGTCACGGGGGACCTCCAGCAGGCTCTCCCGGTGGGCCAGGCAGATGTGGTGCGCTAGGCCGGGGCGGTTGTTGTCGTCAGTGTCAAACTCCATGAATATGGGGTCGAGGCGGAAGAGTTGCCGCACGAACCGCTTGATGGTCGACTGCCCATACTCGTCTTTTGCGAGCTGGTACTCTGAGGACGCGAGCAAGAACGCGTCGTCGGCGATGTTCAGGTCGTCCTCCAAGGTCTTGAGCAGCCCCAGTAGACTCTGGCCGTACAGGTTAACGTGAGGCATAAGCCGCTCGAACTGCACGCGTTGCAGGGGGTTGGGTGACTGCAGCACAGAATTGCACTCTGGGCAGCGCTTGTCGTGCTCGGTCTGTTCATCCTTGGAGAAGTCAACGTGGCACGTTGGACAGCGGTACGCGAACGCCGGGTCCCACTGCAACCCACGACGGAAGACCTCGTGTCGTAAGGTCAACACGGCGGTCTTGACCGTGGAGTTGTTGTGCGCCATGCCGTACAGGTCGATCAGGTTAAACCGTTGGAACAGCTGCTGACGCGCACCTTTAAACCCTAGATCAGGCACCCCAACTGTGGGCGCATTGACCGACTGACGATGCACGATGGCTTTAACAAGCCGTGCGGCGTCAGTCTCGCGCGGGGACAAGTTTCCTTGCGCCAGCTGCACCTCTAGGCTTTTGAGAAACTGCGCAGCTGCGGGGTTAGGAACAGGCCCGGACTGAACGCCCGGACGTGTGGTCTTTCTGCCAAGTATACGATCTAATAGTCCCATACGTCACGCTCTGTGGTGCGTTACTGCACCTTTGCTAGGATATCGCGGGCATCTGTGATTAGGTACTTGTCCCCGTTAAAAGACCAGCGACCCCCGGAATACTCTTTGTAGATAATCTTGTCGCCGGTTGTGAGGCCTGTCTCTTCAGCCGTTATAGGGTGTATAGCTGCCACCTCGCCGTGCATGGTGTTGGTGTCAAAGGGACGCGCGATGGCCAAGACCACGCTCGTGCCGGCCACGGCGTGCTCTAGGTTGACGAAGTTTTCCTTTATGATCACCCACCCTGGTGTAGGGTGTGCCTGGGTTACATTAACGTCGACTGGTACCGGCGCCCATAAGGCGCGAACTCCAGCCTTGCGGCGTCTACGTGCCATTCTCGTCTTTCTCCTTTCGGTTACGGATACGGTCTTCCATGCGTGCGCTGGCGTCGAAGTACTCTCCGAGGTCTTCCTGCGCTGTCGTGGTGCGCTTGGCCTTCAAGCGTGCCCGGGCTTTTTGCACGTGCTCCGAGTCAACCCGTGACTTATATACCCTCAGCATCTTCAGCTCTTGCTCTATCATGCGCGGGCTCGCGCCAGCCGCTTCAAGAACCGTGCTATACTGCTCCTCGGTCAAGGTCGCAAAATTTGGCGTCTCTGCGGAACGTTTTTTACTGCCCCCACCTCCAAGAGTGCGAGCTCTACTGGCGGTTATAAAGGCAGTCGCCTTGCCTAAGGACTGCTCGGGGCGCGGCATCTATTCGTATTGCTCCAAAAGTCGATCGTACCAGTCAAGCATCTTCTCACACTCGGCGACAGCCGCGTCGACCTGCTCTGTGGTAAAGCCTTTTGCAGGCATATACCGCGTCACGAGCTCTAAGCGGTGCTCCCAGACGTGAAGCTGATTCTCGATGTGTCGTCGAGTATAGCGATCCGTGCGTACTTTGGTGTTGTCTAGCCCTATGCCGTGTGCTATCATCAGGTATTACTCCTCTGCGCGCTGGCACTGCCAACGTTTACGATGCTTGGCCCGTCGTTGGCTGCCTTTATGGCGAGCGCTGTCGACCAGAACGAGTCCCCGTGACCGTCTGGGCCCGCTGTAGCGGTGAGGTCACGGCGTACCATAGAGACCTGGTTCAAGTACCGCTCGTCGGCGGGAAGTACCAGTCCCGGATCCCCTTCGTCGAGGTCTGCAAACACACGCTTCTCGAACATAAGCGCCATGTTTGCCTTTAACCGCTTATTGAAGGACTTTCCGTGCCACCGTCTACTGAGTCCTCGGTCGTCCAACACGTTGTTGGTACGGTCGAAATATCCCTTGAGCTTAAAGTGATTGGCTAAGAAGTTCAGCAAGCGCACCTGCTTTGGATACTCCATGTGGTCCAGAAACGAGTGATAGAGCGGCACCAACGTCTTATTAGGCAGCTCTACGAAGACTATCACGTGTGACGGGTGCACGTCCTTACCGATGTCCAAGCCCCCGTAGGTTCCAAGGCCAGCCCGGTTAGGAAACTCCTTCGTGAGGTCCCACATCTTCAAGGTGGCGTCGACGATCGGTGCTAGGTCCTCTCGCGTGAGGAACTGGTCAGAGATGGTCACCGGCACGAGCTGCTGCTCTGTGGCGAACGAGGCAGCGCCGTGAGACTTGCGTATCCGCATCAAGCGGTTGAAGTCGTACTTTTCAGGCCACTGCGTCTCTTGGGTGTCCCAGTTCTTGACTGCCGGGTAGGTCACCCACATCCACTCCTCGTCGTCAGCTAGCTGGTACAGGATGTCCTCGTAGGCCTGAGGTGTGCCTATCAGCACGATAGGGTCGTTCGGGTTAGAGGGCATCGACATGATCGCGTTCCTGAAGATACGACTGATCAAGCGAAGCTCCGAGCTCGAGAGCGGGTTGCTAAAGTCGCTCAAGATGTCGTCCGCCACCACGAACTTAGGGTGCCGTCCACGAGTCGCGGCCTTAATACCTGAGGGCCTTAGGAAGACTTCAGCGACTGGCCCCTCGCCCCAGTCGATGAGGTAGTTTATGACCGACTCTGCGGAGGGCTTTAAGTCCTTCCAGAAACGAGCGTACGGGTTAGACCGTATGAACCGCTTCAAGTCAGCTGTCTTCTCAGAGGCAAGGGTGTCATTGTAGCTGAAGTACACTCCGTCCACGTACGTCTCGTTCTTATCAACCCCTGCCTTGGCCATAAGCCAAAATGGAAACGCTTGCCCGAGCACGGTCGTCTTAAGGTGACCACGCGCGGACTGGAGACACAGCCGGGGTGAGAACTGCGCGAGCAGCGCCCACTCACGATGCACGTCTCCAAACTCAAAACCTGCCCTCTCACCGCTTTTCGGACTGTAGAACGTTTGCCCTTCAAACGACCTAATGAAGATGTTGTCTAACCAATACCAAAAGAAATTTAGCCCAAGGGCGAGGTGGGCTTTTTCTACAGCGGTAAAGGGGGCTGGAGGACCAGTTAGACTAGTCCCCTTTAGAACACGCGCCACTATACGTCAACTTCCATCAAGTCTTCTTCCGCGGCGTCTATCGTGCGGTAAAAGCCGTGTCCTTCTTTTCGGTGCTTGCTGTGCACGCCGTCCAGCATCTTAGCGGTCTTCTCCGCGACGCTCGCGATCAGGTCCGTGAGGACCTGAGAGTTTAACGCTCCATCCTCCACGGTGATGCCTACCGTCGCGCTGCTCGAGCGCAAGAGTATCTCCAGCTCAGGAATGGCGGCGTTGCCTCCTTTGAGGTCCTTCATCACTTCTAAGGCGCGCATGAAGAAGCTGGTCAGGTCGTTCCAGAGGACGTCCATGCGCTGCACCTGCTCGTCGGTGACGAATGTCTGCTCGTCAACGTACGACTGCATGACCTTCTCGTAGATCAAGCTCCACTCGGTAAACTTGCCGTTGAAGGCAAAGGTGATTAGGCGAAGGATGTCTACCTGGTCCCAGACGTGCTCTAGGGCGTGCCGTACCTGCTTGCTGGCTCGCTCGTGGATGCGTAGGACCGAGCCGTCACGGATCAAAGCTTGCCGAAGGGTCTGCGGGTGCACGGACTCTCCGTACTCCTCTTCATACCACTCGGCCAGCTCAGCCCAGGTCAGCTGTTCCGTCATCTTCATGTCGGCCAGCGTCTCGAGGCGTTCTGGGTCTGTTATCTTGAGTGGGCGCCCCCCAAGGTTGGGCCCGTCAGTAGTACGTGCCACGCTTCACTTGTCCTACCAAAACGTCGAGTACTTCACCTTCTTCTCTCTTCTGCGCCGTGACCAACCCCAGGACCCAGAGAAACCCAACCGTGTAGGCCAGCAATGGGCGCCAGGTGGTGCGCTCCTCGTTCAATAGGATGAGAGTAACGCACCGAGTATAGGCGCTGAATAACCGATCGAGGATGTTGGGATACGGGTTCTCAGCACTGAGGGCTCGCTGGTGCATGACCTCCAACTGAAGCTTTATCAGGTCCGCCAATCGGTCTGCGTCGTTGCTGTGCAGAACACTGCCTATCGTCGCAGCTCCTCGCGCGAAGTCCTCAAAGGAGAGACCCTCTACCTGGGCGATGTGCCCACCCTGGAACGCGATGATAGCGTTGGGGTGTAGATAGTGGCAGTTATCCTTCAGTGAGGTGTTGTCAGGATGGAAGACGAACAGTGGCTCAAGCGCAGCCCGGGTGGTTATCTCAAAGTCACCAAGCCACGGGGACTCTTGCTCCGTCGCACGAGCGCTCAAGACCTCGGACAGTTGTTCTCTAAACGTCGGAAGGTCTGACATGGTTAGAACCCCCCAAACAGAGAGTTTGCTCCCTTAAACTTGGCCGCCTTATCAGCAGCGTCAGCGAAGCCTGCAGCGATCACTCGCTCAAAGCTGCTGGCTATAGAGGTTTGAAACGTCGCGACGTCACCAGCCGAAGGCTGTATATACGCCTCTTTAGCAATCTGGGCCGCGGGTCTCGTGTCGATTGGCTCCGCCCTTACCAGAGGCTCAGGAGAAGCCAGCTCGTCGTCCGCGGGTTCAATTGGGTAGCGAGTTTCAGCGTCAGTACGGGGAGGGATGACGGGATGGACAATCGTGGCGTTACTTGAAGACACAGGTACTGGAGCCTCCAAGTCAGCGAAGTCAAGGCGCACTCCCATGCTCGCCAGACGTTGCTGACGCGCGCGTATCATGACGGTGGTAGCGGCGCTCTCCTCTTTGAGGACTTTAAGTCGCTCTACGTCTGCCATTAACGCGGTGATCAGCTCGGGCATGGATTCGTTAGTATTCTGGGTCATTATCACCATCCTCTATGTGAAGTCCGAGAGTTGTCAGACACGGGTCGCACAACTGGGCGTACATGTCTGAGCTTTGAAACGGGTGCCCGCACTCCACGCACGTGTTACAGTAGGTGTAGTCGTCCTCAGGAAATAGCGGGGGCGTTATCGGTGACATCGGCAAACTTGCTGGCGCGACATGGGCAGCCCTCACAGACTAGATCTGGAAACCGAAAGCATTCCTTGGCGCACCCGCTTGGCGTGTTCATGATGCAGTTGTCACAGTCGTCGTTGCAGATCACGAGCTTGTGAAACCACGATGGTGGGGTTAGGTTCTCCTCAGAGGGTGATACCCACGGAACCTTTCCCTGCATCAAGCGGGCTGAACGCTCACGGGGCGGTCGCGGTTCGGAAGGAACTATCTCGCCATTGATGGTGATCATTATGCAACCGTCCCATGAACTATTATATCTTGAGTGGCCCGCTAGGTAAATCTACTAGGACCGGTCCAGCACGGCCAGAACGTCGCCCTCGAAGACCATGGCGTAGTGCTGCTGGTTGTGTTCGAAGATCGCGCCCTGTATGGCGCCCACGGTCAGCAGTACGATCTCGCCGGCCTTGATGAACTTTACCATGGGGCCGATCACGATGACCTCGGCCTTGTAGGTGTCCACTGAGTCGGTCTGGGAGAGAATGATGCCGCTATCGCGGGTGGTTTCCCTAACAGTCATCAATTGAACTGCCAGGCGGGGTCCCAGGGGTCTAATGCCGGTGTTTTCCATGGTTATTTCCTCCGTATAATTTTGCTGTCTTGGTACTCGCAGAGGGTCTTTATGTGCGCGTTAAATGGATCCGCGCACACAGTAGTGTTGTCGTTCCAGGTGGTTAACACGTGGTCTCGTTCGCGCTGTGACCCGTGCACTATGACCTCAGCAACCAGTACGGCCCGGGCACTGTTGCGAAGCACAACTAGAGAAGTCTTCGTGGTCGGGAACAGGGGGTCTTGGCCAATGAAACTCTGCGCCGCTTGATCACGCACGCCATGGTTATGTATCAAGGTGGCCGCGCTCTCAAAGAACGGCTCGTAGACGTGGGAGCTGCCGGCGGTGTGAGTGTATTTACCCAGCCGTGCGCCAAGAGCGCAGGCGATCATCTCTTGCATGGCGGTGAACTGGAACACGTCGTAGGGGGTACCCCACCAAACGTCGTTCGACCGCATGTACACGACCAGCTCGAGGGCTCCTTGTCTCAGGAAGAACTGCAAGGTGCAGGTGCACGGGACGTTCAACATCGGGCGCTGGTGTAACTGTCCGTTGTAGATTGAAAGGATCGCCTGGCGGCTGTCAGGGTCTTTGGTCAGAGTCTCGATCACGTACGGAACTTGAGGGGCTGTTAAGACCCCGTACGCTGCCTCGATCTCGCCAGATATCGGGTCTACCCAGTTCTTGATGTTGCTGTTGTACCGTATCTGCTGGGCGCCGTTGGTGGTTCCACTGGTAAACTGGAGCGCCTCGATCAAGCCGAACGCATGGTTCATCTTGCGCTCTTTCAAGGTGACAGCCCGGTTCAGCGGGTTGGTCAAGGTGAACGACAGGGGCCGGACCTCTCTGGTAAGTAACCCACGGGGACTGACCATGTCACCGTGCTCGAGAATATACTCGAGGATCATAGGGTATAGCTCGTCCATGTGGTCAGCTTCGAGATGCGTGTTCAATTGCACTGCGGTATCCCTCCGTATTGTTGTGCTGGAATCGGCGCCACCACTGCGGGTGGGGCACCTTGTTGTAGGGCAGCTTGGCGGCCGTTAAGGCCTTGGCTGAGTTATTGCCAAGAGCCACGATACTTGGGCGCCCAAGACGCTCCCACGTTACTGGGAGGTCGTAAGGCTGACCCTCTACGTCGCGGGAGTTGCTTACGTGATGGTCTGACCAAAAGTACGGTGAGTCTACAGCTTTTCGTAGATACTCTCCGCTGGAACTCTGGAACGGGGGTTGAAACAAGGCGGTGACAGGGGCCTCTCGTTTCGGGTTGGGCTGGTCGCCCACTAGCCACACCCTTGGTTGAACAGAGCCGATTCCGGCGTCGTTAAAATCTACCGCTGAGTCACGACGGTGCAAGGCGTCATATAGGGTGTAGCTGGCGTCATGACCAGTGAGGGGGCTGATAACCACCCGCGCTGGGGGAAGCACTCCGTTATGGTGAGTGTAGTTATAGATACACAGGGGAAGGGAGGTGCGAGTTATCAGCTTCGTAAACTCGCTCACGATCTGCTTCTGGCGCTCGTCGTGGTACACGCCCTTGACCTTGGTCTGGTTCTCACGCATGTTCTCCCAGGAGGTGGTGCACAGTACCAAGATGGTGTTGCGCGCCCAAAGCCACCCTTCCAAGAGCCAAAACTGGTGCTCGGTGAGCTTGGACCCGCCACGATATACCTGTCCGTAGGCTTCCTCGCTCAGGTGGAGCCGGTCGATGACGTGGTTGTCCCGAGCTGCCTCAAGCCCCTCACGCATCCAGTAGTCGATAGGGTGACTGTCTGGAACCCCGAAGTGCAGGTAGTCGTATCCATGCTGGCTGCAAAGGTTACGTGCAAGGGTTGACTTACCAACTCCGTCAGCGCCTTCAAGAAGTATCCACATAAGCTATTATACTCCAGTAGACGGGTTCCACCCGTTCTGACGAAGCAGCGCCTCTAGACCAGGCCCGTCGTGGATCTCGGTTACCAGCTCGCCTTGAGCCGTGAAGTTGCGCTTGATCACCTGCATGCGCCCGTGAGTGTCTCGCACCAGCTTTTCCTTGAACTCGGCCCCGCCGTTGCGGGCGTATATGCGCCGGATGCACTCGTCAGCGGTGGTGTCCATGAAGGCGAAGGTGCAGGGAAACTGCGCGGCCAGAGCCTTCCCACGCCCGACGTTTCCGGAGATGAGGATGCTCTCAAAGACCAAGTGGTCCGCCTCGGCCGCCAGAGCGGGCAGCAGTTCCTCCCACATCTTGGCGTACTTGAAGCCGTCCAGTCCGCCCATCTGAAAGTACTCGTAGCGGCCGGCGATGATCAAGTTGCCTGGCAGTCTGTATCCTACGACGGAGGCGCTGGTCTTGCGCCACCCCTCTTGCTCGATCTTGTTGGTGTTGCCGTAGGTGTCCAGAAGATAGCGTACCGCGGTAGACTTTCCGCTACCATTAGTTCCACGCACGTTAATAAGCATAAGCCCCCTCTCTATAAAAGTTTCTCTAGGTACTCGACGAAATAGGGATTGGTGAGAGCCCCGGGTCGGCAGTGGCGTACGTGGGCGACAGCTGCAGCGCCAGATAACCCTAGCGCTCGACGAACAGTCAAGGCGCAGATTAGCCCTGAGCGGTTCTTGCCGGCGATGCAGTGGACCAGGACGCGCTTTCCTTGAGACAGGCAGTTCTCGACCTCGTCCACTATAGAGTAGACGTAGGGAATATCGATGGTCTTGCCGTCAGGAAGTGGGCGGTGAATGTACTCGACCACGCCGGGCAGGTCTGCGTCGCCACGTTGAAGCATGCAGAACACCGTGTCTATCTTCAGGGCTTGAAGATCAACGATCTTGTTCTTCAGCTTGTGGAACTCGGGCCGCATAAACAACTGATCTTCAATAACGGTGTAGACCTTCATTTACCACCTCTGTCTATTATACTCGGGCTTACCATCGTACGGGGTTGGCAAAGTCCGCGGTATTCTTGTAGTCGAAAACGGTGTCGCACCAGAAGTACCCATGGTCGTCAAAGATGGTCTCGAGCTCTTTGCGCGCTCCACCCCACCCGTTTAGCTCCCCCAGGCAGTGGTTATTGAACCGCTCTCGCCGTATCTTGGCGAACGGGAAGGAGTCGTCGCGCTGACTAGAGACTGAGAACGCCTTGATGTAGTAGGCCAGCTCACGGTCGTGAGACCGGCCTGGGTACTTTCCCTTCAGGGCTTGTCGGTAGTTGCAGAGCATCGTCTCGTAGTCGAAGAAAGACACCGTCGTGTTCAGGTCCTTGTTCAAGGTAAGCCGTCGTGTGTTGGCCACCTCGTTGACACGCTGCAGTGTAGCGACGCTGTTGCCGGTCAGCAAGCCTGGGAACTCAGCTACGTCCTCCGGGTGCAAAAGACCAAGAGTCTTGCGCGGGCTCCACGCTCCGTCAGGCACGATGCTGTCTTGCCGCGCGTTTTGCAGCAAGTTCTGGCGGTACAGCACCTCTATCAGCTTCATCGAGGCGTACCGCCCGACGTACCGTACCTCTTTATCGAGAGAGTCCCAGACCGTGTCAAAGGAGGCGTAAATCAGGCCGGGAAGGGTATACTCCGACCACACGGCGTAGCTGTGTAGGCACTCGGAGAGCTTCTCTATCTTCCAGACCGCTCGCCGTTCACGACGTATCGGCAAGCCTGCCCAGTTACGACCGATCCACGTTGTAAGGCCAGCTGGGTCCTGCAGAACCTTCGCGCGAGTGGTCCCGGCGTTGAGGGCTGCGGCGGCTCCGACGGTGTAGGGTCCTATAAAGCATCCAGCAAGCCACCCCTTCTCTTGTTCCCCCTGCCCAGCTTGGGCGATTATCTCTACCTGAGGGTCTGGCCCGCCTGTGCTCAGCTCTAACCGGCAGAACTCCGTGAACATCGTGTTGTGGTTAATTTCCATGCTTCACTATCCTCTGCACGACGGCGGTCAAGGTGGCGGCAAACGGAACGTTTAGCGCCGCGAAGCTCTGGCCGTCAATGGTGTGCGTGACTCCTACAAAATTGATGTTGGCGCGCTTAGCCACGTCAGCGTCGTACACCGTGTCACCGACAAACGTGACGGGGCCCTTGAAGAGCTCAACCAAGGCTTGCAGCCGTTGAAGCTTCGAGAGATTGCGCGCGTCTTGACCGCTGATGTTATCAATCAGGGAAAGAATCCCCCTGGTCTTTAGCAGGTGCAGAACCAAGGGTACATCAGTGCTGCTACACACCGCCACGCCGTATCCGCAGTCTTTGAGCGTCCTGCACGCGGCTATGGCATCGTCGTAGAGGTGTATAGCGTCTTGATAGTCCTCTTTGAACTCGGCGAAAGACCGCGCCACCAACCTGTTGGAGGGGTGATTCGGAAACAACGCTTGAAGTTGATCCCCGAAGGGCATTCCCGCGGTCGCAAAGTACCCGCGCAGGGCGCTTGTCAAAGAGATGCTGTACGTGTCGGCCATAAGAGTAGAGGCGTACTGCCCGTACGCCTCCATGCTGTCGGCCAGAGTTCCATCGAGGTCGAAGATAACTGCTCTACCCACGGATGAACTCCTCCAACATCGTCTTGGCTTCACTGTCCGTGTACTGGATGTTGGGTGACTTCATGAAGAAGGCGCTGGCGGCGGTCACTGACCCACCAATACCGCGGTCAAGGGCCAATTTAGCGCACCGTACGGCGTCCACCACAACACCAGCGGAGTTGGGACTGTCATGCACCTTCAGTTTGACCTCGACCGACATGGGCGCTCCACCGAACAGCTCTCCGTTCATGTAGATCTCGCACCACTTCTCGTCCTTCAGCCAAGGCACGAAGTCGCTGGGTCCCACGTGCACTTGATTGGCCTTTATGTCGTGCTGAATCTGCGAGGTGACCGCCTGGGTCTTAGAGATCTTCTTTGACTTTAAGCGCTCACGTTCCAGCATGTTCAGGAAGTCGGTATTTCCCCCAAAGTTCAGCTGGAAGGTCTTGTCGATGTCCACGCCGCGGTCACCGAACAGGTTGGCCAGTACCCGGTGCACGATGGTCGCCCCGACCTGAGACTTGATGTCGTCACCAACGATGGGCACTCCCGCCTGAATAAAGACGTCGTTCCATTCAGGATTGTTGGCGATGAAGACTGGGATGCAGTTCACCACGGCGACGTGGGACTCAAGCGCGGCCAAGATGTAGTGAACGGTCGCCTTCTCACTGCCGACCGGCAGATAGTTGATCAATACGTCGACCGCTCGCTCTTGGAGGACCTGGGCCACGTCTACTGGCTTCTCCTTAGAGATGGTGATCACCTCTTCAAGGTACTGGCCGATGCCGTCGTTTACCTCGCCCTTCTGGACTGTGACGCCCATGAAGGGGACATCGAAGAACCGCAAGGTGTTGTTGGGCTCGGCGTAGATGGCCGTCGAGACGTCTTTTCCCACCTTCGTTTCGTTGACGTCGAACGCTGCCACTATCTCTATGTCGCTTATCCGATAGGACCCGATCTTGTTGTGCATCACGCCGGGGACATGGGTGTCGTCTGCGATGCCCTGGTACTTGTAGATACCCTGAACCAGTGAGGACGCGCAATTACCAACCCCAACAATTGCTACGCGTATTTTACTCAATGCCTGACCTCCAAATATGCTGTTAGTTCTATTATACCCAGTTTTGGGGGGACACCTTTTAGCGCCACCCCATAGTTCGAGCGTACCGGCCTGGGGTGAACGGACGTGCTATGGACCGCCAGTCGATCTCTTGGGTACCTGAGGCGGGAGCCTCGTTGTCCATGGCCTGTGCAAACAAGTCGCTGAAGAAAGCTCCCATGGCAGGCATCACCGCCTGGGTAACATCAGTGGCTGCCACGCCAAACTCACGGTTCTTAGAGTCGCTTGCGAACTCAAAGGTGTCTGGGTAGGTGCACAAGCGGGCGCCCTCACGAAGGGTAATCAAGCGGTTCTCGGTCGGGTGAATCACGCAGCCCAAGTCAACGAGTGTCCGAGAGTACGCGTCGGCGTACAATCGGCCGTTTAACAATCGTCCTTTACGTGCCGGGACACCAGCGGCATTGAGCTCCTCCACGATCTTGCTGTAGTTGCCGCTAGCGGTAAGTCGCTTGTAGACTTCCACCTCCATGTCGGTCGGACGCCGTACCACGTGGTTCAGTGCAGAAGAAGCTCCTTCACCAAGCCAAGCGTGTGTGCCGGCCAGGTCGCCGATGAGCTCCATTACCGTGGGCATGTGTGCGGGCATCGCTGGTGTTTCTAAGGGTAAGGCGTACTTGTGGGCGATGAGGTGAAACCTCTCTCGTGACTGCGGCGACCCGTGCAGTATACCGTTGGTCAGCAAGAACGTGATCGCGTATCCCTTCTGCCGAAACTGCTCAGCTATCTCTTCGTACACCTCACGACCAGCAGTCCAGGCGCGGCACACGCTTTCCACCACGAAAAACTGGGGCTCTACCGCCAAGGCCAGGTTAGCGGAGTTGTAGGTAAACTGGAGGCGTGGGTCAGCCTTTCCAAGCCGGGCACCGATGGCGCTCCAGCACGCGCAAGGGGGATTGGCGTAGACGACGTTGACAAAGTTCTTGTAGTTTGGAATGTCCCACTCGGCCTTATTGAGTGGGTGTGGCACACTGGGGTAGTTCAGGTCAAACGTCTTGGCGCCCCACGGGCCCTCTTCCAACTGTCCGATGATCTCGAAGTTCTTCTCCATGCCGATAGTAAAGCCGCCAGAATAGATGTGGCATCCTAGTGCTGTTCTTGCCATTAGAAGCTCTCTCCGTGACTTAATTTTTGTGCGGCGTGTCGTCGAATTTGCTCCGTGGTCAGGGCCTTGCACTGGATGCTGAGGCTCTGAACCATTCCTTCAATGAGCTCCGCTCGTTGTTCCAACCCGAGCTTGCGGGTAAACATGGCCCCAACCGCGGTGGTCTTGAGAGCCAGTGCTTTCAACACGTCTTTGGTGGGGCGTCCCTCAGTCAGGGAGGCGAGGGAGTTCATCTTGTCACCAAGCTCGATCGAGAAGTACTCGTCGAAGGCGTGAAGCTCCGCCCTGGCGAAGGCCAGCTGGGCGGTGCTGTAGGCGTACCACGCTTGCAACCGCATGAGTAGGTTGGCCAGCTGTATAGGATTCAAGGCCTCGACGTCTTCGGGAAGCTGAAGGTCGTTTATCGGGGTCTTGGGCTTAACGGGAATCGGATAGCCGACGCTCACCAAGCGTTGCCGGGCTTGGGTGATTATACGGTCCCACACCGTCTGTTGGGGTTCTTGGAGAGACTCAGAGCTTGTGGTCATATGATGTCCTCGGTAAAGATCTTCATCTCCTCCAAGGAGACGGTGTCCTCGGGCCGGTAGATACACAGGCCGTCGTGCTTTCCAGCACACGTGCACGGGGGAACCATAAGCTTGCCCCGATAGTCGTCTAGCCGGACCAAGCGGTTCTGGTTTACCTCCACCAGCTCTGGATGGTAGACCAAGCCGTAGTCGTTGTAGTCTGAGTTGCACTTGCAGTCAAACAGTAGCATGCCCTCGTGGATCTTGAACAAGCGCATATAGTTCTGCAGCTGGATCATGTAGCCTCTGACCCGTCCATTGAGGGACCCACCTATGTTCATGAGTCCCTGGAAGTTCATCTCGGGATCGAGCGTCAATGGAGGTAGCTGCTTGAAGCCGTTGCAGTTGATCGACTTTATCTCGGCAATGAGCTTGCGGCCAGGCTCGTAAAGGTGCTGCAAGATGGCGTCGCACTCACCACTGATGGCGGGAGGTCCTGGATCTTGAATGCGGACGTTCGCCTGCACCAGCACGCCCATCTTCTGAAAGTCCGCACGCCAGATGTCCTCAACAGCGTTACCCATGGAGAAGATGCGCCCAAGCTTGTGGCTAATGGGATCTCCGCGGTAGCCGTACATGCTCAGAATGGACTTGCGGTCGCACTGCTCCCCCATGCTGCTAGGACGCCAGGTGGTTCGGATATCTCCCCACATGGTCCGCTTGTCCTCCCGCATCGCGGTCAGTCCGGTACGGAGCCATGTTTGACCGAGCGCCCCCTTAGGAAGGGCGATCTTCTTGGAAGCCACCCCAGCGATAGTCTTTGCTGTCGGCTTGGGCGGGCGCTTGCCGCCCCCACTAAGGCTTAATAGTCCACCAGCCATGATACCTCTCTTTAGCCTTTACTTAGGCCTTGTCGTATTGAAGCTGAGTCGCGCCAGATGACCAGCAACATATAGCACATTTCTCGGAGCATCTCGTCAGGGTCCATCTCGGTGACACGGATAACTGGCAGGCCATGCCGCGCGAATAAGTAAGCGTCACGCTTCTTGTCGCGGGTTACCGAGTGCTGCGGACCGTCGTATTCAAACGCTACGTGAAGAGACTCTATGTAGCAGTCAACCGTGTACGGACCAAATGGAACCTCGTCCTCAGGCACGAAACCAAGGTCAGCCAGCAGCTTACCCAGCCGCTGGTGACCCTCGGTCATCGTGGTCTTTGGTTCTGGTTGTAGAAGGGGCATCTTATTCCTTGATCAGGTCGGCGAGGTCTTCTTCTACATTATACTCAGCTTGGTCCGGAAGCCGTACGTTCAGCTCCTCGTCCAACTCTGGAAAGTCGGTCTCGTCTTCGACCCCAGGCGTGGCTGCCATGGCCGCCTTCACCAGTGCCTCGAGGCGCGCACGAGACTCTGGGTTCTCTTCGAGGTACGCTTTAAAGGAAGCGGCCCCGTGCAGGACCTGGTCGTCCCAGCGGAAGTACCCACTCTTGCTGTTCACGCACTCGAACTCTTTGGCCAGTTCTATGAGCCCACCGATAACGTCGATGTGTCCATCAAACATGAAGGGGACAGACCCTTCCATGAAGGGGGGACACACCTTGTTCTTCTCGGTGATGAACTTCAGCTCGTAGCCTTGCTTGTCCTTGTTGTCAGGGAGCCAGCCACCTCGTCGTACGTGCACGATGTAGGACATCATGAACCGTTGAGCCTTGCCGCCGGGAATGGTGTCAGGACTGCCGTAGATCACGCCGACCTTACTTCGCATCTGATTGGTGAACAGGACGAAGCTGTCCTTGTTGACATTGTTCAACTGCATCATGCCTTCGCCGATCTTTCGCGCAGAGAGTCCGATGACCTCTCGCTCTTCCAGGCTAAACTCAGCCCGCATCTTGGGAACCAGCGCGGCCACGGAGTCCATGACCACCAGGTCGATGCCGTTTTCCACCCACTTACTGGCCATGTCGAAGGCCTGCTCGGTGTGCTCGGGCCTAAACACGATAAGCTTGCTGGTATTGACGCCGGTCTTCTCGAACCACGCCGAGTCAAAGGTGTGCTCTGGGTCTATGAACCCGCACACCAGACCGCGTTTCTGGAACGCGGCGATGGTCCACTGGGTGACCAGGGTCTTGCCCATGCTGGCCTCGCCGATGACCATGCCGAAGCGGCCACGTCGCCATCCACCACCAAGTACCCGGTCAAGCTCCATGACGTCGGTGGAGACGGTGTCCATGACGAGCCGGGGGTCATTGCCGTAGAGAGCCCGTGTCTTGTCTTTTAGAGACTCCTGGGTTAGCTTGAGGATGTCAGCCAACTTCTCGTGTTCGCTCTTTGGCGCGGAACTCTGCTCTGTCTTTTTCGCTTTAGCGGCCAATGTTGCACCCCTCTTTTATATTAAAAATTCGTTACCAGTTTAAGTTACAAATCCTATGAGCAATCCCTCGAACAACTCCGGTCTCATGATCGTGGTCAACGACAATTGAGCCCCTCTCCGCTAAAGGGTACAAGCACATCCAGCATCTCGCTTTTTGCAGGACCACAAGACCCCAAAACTGCAATTCGGTAATTTTATTACTATTTTGCTTACTTCCTAAAGCCGGCGTAATACTGTCCCAGTTTCTTTTTCGGGCTGCGCCCATATTTGCTCGAGTTTCCTCAGAAGGCGTAAGGCTCGTGTGGCTGATACTCATCTTCGCCTTGGCCTCGTCAGAGTTCGTGTGGCCCATGAGGCTGGTGCGTATCTTTGCCCTGGTTTTCTCAGGCAGTTTTTTCCCCTTCCAGGTGTGCCCGTGCACAAATCTCTTTTTTACCACAGCTCCGCAGCCACATTGGCAGTAGTTATTTAGTGTACACATAGCTCACGGTGTTCTTTTTTCGAGTGATACCGGTCCTGAGTAGAGCACCACGCGAGCTCCAGCTTGCTGCCCCACCCGGGGTTGCCTATAGAGATGTCGACCGCCAGCTTGACGGTGAGTAGTCGCTCTTCAAGGAGCGCGTGGACCTTCTTTACGAAGAACTGGGTCTCACTCTTGTGAACCTCGAAGATGACCTCGTCGTGCACCTGGAGCAGCATGCGTGACTTAAGACGGTTGGCCCAGATGTAGTTCTGTATGGCGACGATCCGGTTCTTCATGAGGTCCGCGCTCGTGCCTTGCACCAGGTAGTTAACGGCCACGTAGACGCGGTGAGGGTCTATCCAGTACCGTCGGTTAAACCTGTTGCGCACGTAGCCTCGTGCTTCCGCGATCTTTCCGACCATTCGGATAAACGGCTCAGCGCGAGGCATCCGCTCGAAGTACTCACGCTTGTACTCTCGACCCTCTGAGAGTGAAACTCCAAGGTCTGCGGATAGCTTCTTGTCGCCGATTCCGTACACCAGTCCGAAGTTGATGGCCTTGGCTTTGCGGCGAAACTCCTTCCAGTCAGGATCACTCTCGTCAACGTGCCAGACTTCCTTGGCGACCAGGTCGTGGTAGTCCAGACCCCCAGCCTCGATCTTCTTCAATAGGCCCGGGTCACCCATGTAGTCGGCGAACACCCGCATCTCCATTTGAGAGTAGTCCGCGAAGTATAGGTCGTAGCCGTCGCGGGGGATAATTAGGTTACGCGGAGACACCACCTCGTCGTGAACCATGATGCCGTCACGTGGAAAGGTGTGCAACCCTGAGGACATACGGCCGGTGATAGCGCCGAACGGCTTTATCTCCTCATGCAGCACGTCTAACCCGCGCTCGAGCCTGGGACGAATGTCGGTACCGCAGACCTTTTGAATGCTGCGGAGCTCCAAAAGCTTCTTTGGCAGGGGGTGCTTGTGCTCGAAGAGCTCTAGCACTTCTTTTTCCCAGCACGCCGCCCCTGACTTTCCTGTCTTAGGCGAGTGTAGGCCTAGGTTGGCCATCACCTTTCCGAGTTGTGGTGTAGAGTTCGGGTTGAACTCTTGCCCCGCCAAGGTGTTTAGCTCGCCCTTTATGAGCTCGATCTTCTGCTCGAGGATGGGGACAATGTACTCACCATACACCTTGTTGAACCCGACACCGGTGGCCTCCATTTCCCACAAGGCGCGCGTGGTATCTACCTCTTGCTGCCAGAGCGACCACTGCTCCGTCTCCCGCAAGATACGGTTAAATATCTGGCGCAAGCTTCGCGTTCCTTGCACGTCGTTTTCACAGTACTTGCCGCAGAGGTCGATAGGGGACGCCTGCATAGTCCTCTTGGTGAGCTTAAGGGCCCGCAAGGCCGCGACAAACTCGTGGTCGTACGCGGCGTACTCAGCCCCTAGGTACTTTTCCAGAAGAGGAGTCAGACCGAGCTTAGCATAGCGGTCTGGCTCGCACAGCCGAGCGGCTGACATGGTGTCCTCAAACCGTTGAGTGACAGGTGCTCTGTACCCATCTTGGTAGAGCATCGCCAGGTCAAACTTGATATTGTGGGCGACTAAGGTACCAGCCTGAGCTAGAGCGTCCAGGACCTCCGGTAACCACTCTATGGACAGGTTGAGCCCAGCGTCATGCCGAAACGGAAGGTAGAACTCGTGCTTGGCCTCCAGGCCGATGCCTATTCCGATAAGGCGGTCATCTTCCCACGGCTTTAGGCCGGTTGTCTCCGTGTCAACGATGACTACCTTGGCCTCTCGGACAAACTTAAGCAGCTTATCGAGATGCGTGCGTGTCTGTATTGTCGGCAAGAACTTGCTCCTTTTCAGACGCCCAACGGTCGAGAACCACTCCAGACTTTTTGGCGAACGCCGTGGTGAATTGTTCAGGTGTGCGGACGCCCCAGAGCGCAAAGACGTTCCAGAGGTACTTTTGAACATCCACCAGCTCGTCGATTACCGCGGGGATGTCATGTGCACCTTTAGACGCCCGGTGCCGCTTCCACTCGTAGTTTCCAGTCACCTCGCAAGCTTCCTTGACCACGTTAAATAGATTATACTCGGTCCAGTCGATGAGCTGCTCACGGGTCATGTCTTTAGAGATGACGCCCTTGTGCGCTAGCACCACGTCGCTGAACTCTACCTGGTGCGCGAAGCACTCGTCCACGTTACGCATCGTGGGGCACCAACTTCGTCTCAAGCTCAGCTATCCGGGCCGACACGCTGTGAAGCACGCGGGCTACACGGGTCAACTTGTCCTCATGTGCCGCCAAGGTGTCTTTCATCAGGCCGGGCTTGTCTGAGTCCATGATGATGTCGGTGATGGCTTCCTTAAGGCCATCGTCCAAGACCTTGATCACCTTAAGGGAGGCGACCAGGGACGCTTGGGCTTGCGCTTCCACGTCCCCGTCAGTGTCGATGTCATTGGCTTCTATGCCGACCCGTAGGAAGTTCCGTGTCTCAGGGTCGGTACACAAGGTCACGCCCAGGCTGACCGTTATCTTACTCACTGTCAATCTCCTCGTTACTGAGGTCGGCCATGGCTTCCAGGTCGCCGAAGATGTCGTCTAGCTCGGACGATCCAGATACTGAGCTCGCCATGTCCTCCAGCTCGTCAGGAACGGTCAAGGTCGTGAAAAGCTCCAGAGACTCATCAACGTCGGTAGCGCTGTCGCTGAACCCAGGAACGGCGGTGCCGAGCATCAGCTCGTCAGGCAGCGTGTTCAGGTCGACCGTGTCAGGAATCTGCTTTTCGGTAGACTTTCCACCTAAGGTACGAACCTCGTTAGAGGCGACCGAGGCCAAGGTGGGAAGAGCGGAGGCGCCATCTCGGATCTCTTGGGCCATAGGGGTCGGAGCCATGTCATCCAGGACCCGCCGGGTCGAGGAGCTGCGAGCTACCCCGTGCCGAGTCACCATGTAGTCGCGGTCACACAAGACTCCGAACCGCGCAACCTTTCCCTGCACGAGCTGGAGCATGAAGTACCCGTCCTGCCAGATGCAGTACTGGTTGACGTCTTCCTTGAAGTACGCCTCGGTGCCCCGTCGTACCTGCTTCCTCTTGAACTTCTCGGTGGACGAGTCCCCAGGAATGTAGCGCGTGTCCTGCTGCTTGTGATAGAAGGCGTAGACGTAGGCCCAGGCAAAGAACTGGGTACGTGCTCTGTTCTCGGGGTCGCTGCAGAACTTGCACTCACCGACCCACTGGTTGGCGCCTTCGTCGAAGCTCATTCCGCAGAGCTCATCTCGGTAGAAGGTCTTTCCAGTCTTGGTCTGCCCGGTGGCCCGGTGAAACTCACCCTGTATGAACAGGTGGGGCACTCCAGACTGGGTGCCGTACTGGGCGTCACTCTCGGTAACTAGCCGGAATAACACCATGTCCCCGTCGTTTTTCAGGCTGACGTACCGGATGAAGTCCCCACCGTTGCCTTGAGACCGCTGCTCCGAGCGCCGGTTCATGTTATTAAATCCCGTGACTATTTGCCCTGCCATGCTGTGACCTCCTCTTTTAATTGAGCCAGTTTTTCTTTGACGGTTTCCTTGGCGCCTTTTAGAACCTCGACGTCGAGGTCAAACAGAGTGGCGCACTCCTTCAGGGTAAGCTTGTTCAGCAAGACCCCGTAGACATACGGTATCTCGGCACCCGTGAAGCCCCAGCTTTGTACCTCAAAAACTACAGAGGTGCTAAAGTCGAAGCTAGCGGCTTGTCGTTCCGCCGTGAAGGCGCGCCCGTTCTCTTCGCTAGCGGCGGCGTCCATCTCACCAAGGTACGTGACCTTCATCGGGTCTTCGTTGTGTTTTAACGGGCGGTGAGCAAGCACGCCTGCACGGTTGAACAGTGCACGGTGAAAGTAGGTGTGAAAGATAGCGCCGTGGCCGGTCTCAAAGCGCTGCAAGCACTTGTACAAGACGAGCTGGGCTTCTTGAATCTTGTCGTCCCAGTCAAGAAAGGCAATTCGGTTGGTCGCGAACTTGACTATCTTGGGATACCACTGCGCGACAGCGGTATCAAATTCATCTTGGGAGACGGTGCGGAGAGTGGAGGTCTTGGTGTTCTTTACGCTCTGTCGTGTCTTTATTGTCATCTATACCTCGTGTTATGTTGTCGTTTTTGTCGCTCGATGTATTATACTCAGTTTCTGTGCACCATGGGCTTTAGCATCTTCGCCTTTACCAGCTCGTTCCAGGTTGGAAACGTTGTCAAGGCTGTCACCGCCTGTACGTAGTCGAACTCAGCCTGAGCCACCTCACGATAGAGGACGGCGTACCCGTCATTGGCGTACTGAGATGCCAGGTCGGCTTTAAAGCTCTCAAAGACGTCTTCTTCGCCGTACTTGAGCCACATGGCGAGGATGACCCTCTTCTCAGGGTGCCCATCAACGGTTACCTCCAAGCGTATCACGCGCCCGTCAGTCGCGTCTTCTGGAACGTCCATGTCGTTTCTCAGGCTCTCTTCACTCATTTAACTCTCCAAATATCTCGCGAACTTGCGTCAGGCTTAGCTCTTGCACGTCCTTAACATCTGGGGGTAGCTCTACCCGCGCGACGCTGAACCACTTTTCTAGTTGCTCCTCTAGGTTCGCCATAGCTTGATATCCCGCGGCGTCGTTGTCGAGGGCAAGAATCACGCGGCTTCCAAGGGTGGCCATGAGGCGAACTTGGGCCGCTGAACAGCTCGCGCCCAACAAGGCTACCGTTGCGGTGATCCCGCACTGGTGCAGCCACACACAGTCGAGAGGTCCCTCTACCACCACCACGTACCCGTTCTTGTTCTGGTACCGCTGCGCCCCGAAGAGGTGCTTGCTCTTCTCGAAGCCTGGGGAGTACAGGTACTTTCGTGTCTGCGCTCCGTCCACTACCTCTCGCCGGCAGACCCCTACCAGGTCTCCGTCTCTAGAGAGCAGGGGAATCACGATGGCGGGCACTGAGGCGTCGTAGCGAAACCCCCACGCCTTAATAGTCGCAGGCGTGAATCCTCGGTCTAAGATGTACCGACTGGTACGAGAGGCGTCTTGGCGGCTATAGTCGTCGTAGAACACGCTGGTGTTCACACGCCCCCGGTCTTTTACGAGTGGAGTGAGAGCGTCTAACAGTTGGTCGCTAGTTACCGAGGCCCCGTTCAGCAAGAGCCAACGATGCGCGGTGTTGTGGTCTACATTTTGAATCTTGCGTACCAGGTCTAACAGACGGCCTTGCCCGCACCCCTTGAAGCAGATCCAGATCGCCTCATCCATGTCTACTGGGCGGACGCTGAATCCTGGGCGTGTAGCCTCGTGCTCGTGGTTGCCGAACGGACACCGGCACACGAAGCGGTCACCCAACTCGTCGACCACGTCGATGCCTAAGCCCTCTAATATTTGTCCCACGTCTAGCATATGTCTATCTTATACCCTGTTTACGTTAATGTATATACCTTGAGCTACCGGCCCTTCTGCTTATAGTCGGTTACGTAAAATCCTTCGCCCTTGTAATGGACTGGCACAGCGGTAAATACACGGTCCCCGACTACCCCACAATTTGGACAAGCCCCGCGGGCGTGACCCTCCACCGGCAACTTTAGCACGTAGTTCTCGCGGCACACCGCGCACTTGTACTCGTAGTATGGCACAGTTAAATTTCCTCCTCAAAGTCTGCCATATTGAACGCTGAGGGCTGCTGAACCGAGGCTTGCTCGATGTGCCCGGTGTCAACCTCGAAGATCAAGGTCTGCTTCTCGTGCCACTCGCGGCCTGAGCGGTTGTTCGGAACCTTGAACACCCGACGATACGGATCGTCTGAGTCGGCCCCGATGGTTATGAGCCTGTTGGCCGCCTCCACCGCCGCCTTGCTGTACGCCGCCTGGGCGCCTGTGTTTACAGGTTCGGTGGGATTCTTCATGCCCTCGCGGTCTACCTGGCCTACCCAGATGGCCACCCTCTTGTTGCGCTGAGCGTCGTTCTTAAACCCGTCAGCGCAGTCCTTTATCACTTGCCACTGCTGGTCCCCCTTCTCGTCCTTGACCAGGTGTATGCCGTCGAGGCAGACCAAGTCTGGCTGGAACTCGCTGATCATGGCTAACATCCCCGTGAGGGTGAAGCCCTGCGCGCTCACGCTGTCGACGCACATGAAGTCGGAGCGGTCGGTGAGCGTCTCGAGCCAGCGGCGGTAGTCGTCGAGGTCAACCTGCACTCCGGTCTTTAGCTGAGTGTGCGTGACCATCTGCGCGTGGTACTTACGGGCTAGCATGACGTCGAACCGGAGGGCGCACTCTTCCCATGACATCTCAGGGGAGAAGAATAAGACCTTAAAGCCCGCGTGGTAGGCCGTGACTGCGAAGTGCATCAGCATCCAGGACTTGCCTGAGCCTTTTGGCCCGATAAGCATGATCCCTTCGCCTGGCTTCCAGCCCTCCTGGTACTCGTCGAAGCACTTGAGGCCGGTGGGAATACCAATGATCTTTCCAGCTTCCGCGGCCTCGATCTTCTCTTTAAGGGCGGCCAGCCGGAAGAGGGCGTCTCGGTCCAGCATGGCCACATTTCGACTGCGCCGGTGATTGATAGCGCCTAGGTCATGCGCGATTAGACGGGCGGCCTCGTCCGGGTTTTGATCGATGTTGGAGCCGTGTTCTCCGATACGACGTCGTATGACATCGCGCACGTTGCGGGCCATAGCCAGCGTGTGCAGCGCGGTGAGGTAATAGTCAAGGTTGCCGGGCGCCTCAAGCTCAAGTGCGCTGTCGGTGTCTTTGAACCGGACCTCGATATCTTCTTTGCGCGGGACATCTTGATAGGTGTGGGCATATTCCACGATGTAGGCGTAGACGTCCCCGAAGAGTAGAAAGCTGCTTTCGTCGAGCCCGAACTCTTGGAACTGTCCTAGGTCGTGCATGCTGGTGATGGCGGAGAGTACTCTGATCTCCACGTCAGCGGGTGCTAACATCGTCCCTCCTTGAGGGCAGTAGGCTACTGCGCTTTGGGTCGTGTATAAAGCTGTGCAAGCTCTCGTCAATATGGCGAGCGGGGAGCACGGGCCACTCGGTTAGGGTTCCCTGTGCGTCTAGTCTCTCCTCGATGACCGTGGCGGCATTCTCAAGGCACTTTAGCGCCTCACGTTCCTTGCTCTGCCAAGTCACCTCTGGGTAGCTTGCTGGCTGACTGCCAAGTAGTCTAACCTGACAGTCCTCCAACACGCCGAGGTAGTGGGTGAAGTACTCACGCTCTTCGAGAGTCTCTCTAAAGCGTCGAAAGTACAGGTATTTCCAAGGTTGCTGGCTTCCGCCCATATCGCGGAGTGCGTAGTCAAACACCCCGATGGTCACCATGCTCTCTGAGATCCCGCGCTCTGACCCAGGCCACCCAACCTCGAGAAGGCGGTCTATGATCAGAGCGACGGTGTACCGATTGTTGTCGTACCCCTCTAGAAGACGCTTCAACCCACGAGTAAGAGGCGCCTTCATTATGGTGGTGCGGGTATACGGACCCTTGGCGGCGTGCTGAACCAGATACTCGGTCAGTTCTGCCGGGGTCATCTTGCTCACCAATTTTGAGATCTTAAGTGGCATAGCTTATTCTACTCGTCTTTCAGAAACCGTTGACTTGGACAAACGGTGGCCAACCATCTTTGTCGAAGATCTTACCGTTGCTCAGGGTGTCTATGGATGCTATCTTTAGCGGCACGGGAGCGCCAGTTACGCCCCACCCAAGATCGACGTCCGTCATCCACCGGTCTTTAGAGTGGGGGCGGTGGGCGACCAAGATCTGATACCCCGCGGAGGCCAGTCTTTTCGCCGTGTTAAACGCTGAGAGGTCCATGGTGCGCACCGCGCGTGGGGGATCGGTGGGGTGCGCCAGCATCTTAAAGCCAGTGGCCAATAGCAACAGGTGCGTTGTACCATCCTTGGCTATAATCAACTGTGGAAACTGAAGCACAAGCTCGCTGGTCGCGTCCTTTTGTTGATTCAACACAGCCCTCTGGTCAGTGGTAAGGAGCGGCTTAAAACTTTGTACCCCAAAGGTGCTACGCACGAGGTCCTCTAGCTTCTCGTGTCCCTTCTTTACGATGGTGATCTTGTCGCGTGACTGCTCGACGAACTTCATCACCATGGGGCTGGCGGGAAGGTGCTGCTCGACAGCGAAGCCGGCCAGGGCGTCAGCCGCCTCATTTCCCTCTTCCCCTTTGTGGCCACGCACGTGCTCCAGTCTTACCGGTGTTAACTTCTGCAGGTCAGACAAGGCCTTCACGGCAGCCGCGTGCAAGGGGCCTAGCTTAGCCACCCGCAAAGCCCACACTCCCATTATCTGGTTGATGACCAACAAGCTGTCCGCTCGAATGATCACCTCCTTGACGTTGGCGTGCAGAAACATGGTGGCGAGGCGGAGGCCCGCCAGCATTCCCGCGTACTCAGCTTGATTGTTAGAGTACAGCTCGCCGAGGTATCCGCCCTCTTTGGTGATCAGCTTTCCGTCGTCGTAGAGAACGGCGCCGTAGCCAGAGGGTCCTGGGTTTGTGGGGCGAGTGGCCCCGTCCGTGTATACCGTGAATACCGTCATATTCTTCTCCAGATTACTCGTCCTCGATGTCTTCCTCGACCACCGCCACCTTGGGGATCTTGCTGAGGGCTAGGCGGAAGGTGTATTCCTGTGGCACGGTGCTTGCGGCTATCACCGAGTCCGTGATCTCGCCAGACGCACGAGCGGCGAGAAACTTCTCCATGTCGAAGGTGTAGGCCACCGTCCTGGTGGTGCACAAGGTTTGAAACTTCTTGGGACCCAGGATCCGCTCGAGCTGGTCGAGGCTCACGTCACCCGTGCCAGCCTTCTTGGCGATCTGACGGTCCCACTGCAGATTTAGCTCAGGCACCTGCATGACCACCCGTTGTGAGGGGTTGAACTTATCGGCGATGGTCATGATGCGCTTGCGGATGGCTCCCTCACGTGCCTTGACCTGAGACACCGTGTCGTTACCGAGTGTCCATTCGTCCGCAAGTTGGTTCAGCTCACTCTGGTATTCTTGGAGTTCTTCTGGCGTCAATGCCATTTTAGGCCTCCTTGGTCTTCAGTGGCCGCTTTATTCTCTTGACCCGGGTTAGCTTGAGCTTCTTGGTCTTCGTGGTCTTGGGGCCCCCACGCAGCTTGAGGGGAACGGTGCCGGGGTCGACCAGGTTCTTTGCGTAGCCCCGTGGGGTCTTGTAGAACCCGGTCTCCGGGTCGACCGCAAAGGCGAGGCCTGAACGGTCGACGTATAGCGTCTCTTTCTTGAGCTTGAGGTAGAAGGGTTCTCCCTCCTTAAAAGCCTTAGAGAGGCCCTTGGTCTCAGGGCCGAAGGTCTTGATCTTGGCCTCGTGGCAGCACGGGCAAGGACCCAACTTTTCTCCCAGCGGGTTCAGGTGCAAGTCTATGGTCATGGGCTTCCTCCGCGTTAATCCAACCTTACATTGTACTCCGTCTAATTGTTGGGACGCGGAGCACCATGGGCGGCCAACACCCCGATCAGCTCGGTCATACGGTTCTCGAAGTCTCGGGACACGTCATCGTAGCCCTCACCATGTATCCTCTCGTGTATCATGACCCCCAGCAAAGTTTCCCACTCACCGTTGAGAACCTCACGGCTGATATAAGCCACCTTTTTGTAGTACACACCGTTGCAGCCAACTTCTAAAAATTTAGGAAAGGCTGCCACTACGTGAGTCTCCTGCACGTCTGAACGCGGGGTGTGGTGCTTGGCGGTGCTAATGGCCAAGTCTAACCGGTCCATTTCCTCCGGGGTCAGCTGGTCGTCGATGACGTCGAATTTGAGGTCTTTGTTCATCGTTGAGATCAAGTCGTCAGAGGTCTCAACTCCTGAGGACGAGAAGCAGTAGGCGAGTGAGTACCCCAACGTGCCAGACCCGATAACGGTGTATCCCAGGTCCAGCATGTAATTGTCCGCCTGCAGTCCCCCACTGAGGCACGCCTTCAACCCAAATACTTTTCGAAACGCCGCCTTCCAAACTTTGGGGTACTCTGGCCTACCGTACACATTGTGCTCAGCCAGTTCGCCTCGAGTCTCTCGGTGCACGATCAGATCGTTCAATAACGCGGTGATCATGGCCGTGCTGTCTACTTTCAGTAGCATGGTAGTGATGTGCCGCTTTACCCCACCCATGTCCAGTACCGTGCGGTCTCTGTTGGCCATGGTCTTGTCGGTTATGTTGTAGCCCCAGAACGCCGGCAGCTTTGAGGCGTAGACCCCATTTATATAGAGTTGACCCCCGTCCTTTAGCATGCCCAACTCTTTGTGGGCCATGCGGCGTGGACGAAGCTTCAAGAACCTGTCGTGGGCGCTTTTGAACTCAGCTTTAGTGCAGACCACGCGCACCACAGTCCCCCTGTCTCTGACGTTAGGTTCGCTGGTCAGTGTCAGAACCTTTGAACCATAGGTCTCTGAGTAGGACAGGCCAGGGGTTACCGAGTATCCTGCTGTAGTCACGGAGGCGGACCGGCCGTCTCGTGCCAGGACCAGCATAGCCATCTTGAGACCCTCACCGAACTGGCCAATCTCACCGTGGTTACCCTCACCAATCACCCAGAAAGACCGGAGGATACCAGGGCCATTGTCGGTTATTATGGCGGCGCCGTTTTCCCACCGAATGTCGGGAGCGGCGTCGATGTCGAAGGCGTTGGCGATGAGCTCTCGGAGAGCCTCACCGATAGTCCAATTGGGGATATATTTTGGGCTCAGCGGGTATTCTAATACTGTCATTGCTGTGGCTCCTTTCATATTTTGGGTAACAGGGCCGCCAGCGTACCAGCGGTCCTGAACTTGTTGGGTTAGGAGACCAGAGCCATGGCAGAGTCCCAGGCGACCTGCCGCATCTCCTGTCCCCGGCCGAACCAGGTGCTGTTGAGCCGGTTGTCGGCGACTGCGAGCTTATCAGGGGTCTTTCCTCGCGAGCCCGAGACCCCTATCTCGTTGTCGATGTACTGGGTAAAGGCGTTGTAGGCGCCCCAGACGGTGCCACGGCTGGTGTGGAGCTCAGAGCCCAGTCCGTCACCAGAGAAGAGGGCTACCACCCGGTCGGTTGAGGCCAGCTTCAGCTTGGAGTAGTCCTTTCCGTCCTTTTCCAGGATGTAGGGGTTGAACTGGAAGACCTGGGCGGCCATGTCCCTGAGCTTGGCCTCACTGATCTTCTTCTCCGTCATGCGGGTGGCGTTCTGGGCGAACAGGGCGAAGTACGCCTCGGTGAGTCCCAGGGCCCGGCGAGTCGACTCCATGCGGTTCAAGATGTTCCCGGTGTGACGGAGCCGTACCTCAAGGTCTTTGTCGCGTCCGTCGATGGCTGCCGACAAGGTGTTGTCGCAGACCACGCGGATGGGCGTCAGCTTCATGGTTACCTGCATGGAGCCGTCGTGGGAGTTGGCGAGGAGGATGAACTTTTCCACTAGGTCGTCACGTCCGATCTCCAAGGTACCAGGCAGCTTTGCCATGATCCAGATGCGGCGGCCGCCCTTGAGCGAGCCAGCGGTCTCGTAGACGGCTTCACCAGCGCCGACGACCCCGTCGAAGAAGTTGAAGGCCTCACGGTTTTGAACGATCTTGTAGCTGTTGGAGCAGGTCTGCAGGGGGAAGTTATTGTCGGCTCGTACCAGGACCTGCCGCTCAGGGTACGTGTGAAGAGCGTCGTCGACCATGTAGCGGACAGGGGTGCCTATGACCTCCCAGTCAAGGCCGGCCTGCTCGATGGCCTCGGCCGCGGTCATGGGGTGGTCGACCGCTACTCCGAGCTTGTGCCATGGGGTCTTACCGGTGTACGCCATTTCAACCTGACCATTGTCTCGGACCGTAAGGTTGTGAGCCATATTTGGTTCCTCCGTAAGTTTTGTAGGTTTGCTATGAGATATTGTACTCAGAAGCTAGGTACCTACCTAGCTTACGCTGTCCTCTGCCTCAAAGATGGAGAGGTCGGTGTCGTCCCACCCCAGAGGTATCATGAGAGCTTGAACGTGCAGCGGGTCCCCGGTGATCTCCACCTCAGGGTGTCCCCCACCGGGCCCTTCCATATTTAGCACTCGAACCTGCAGACCAGCCATCGCTAGCTGCCCGAGCACTGCGGCTAAACTTCCGTCGTCGTTTACCATGTCGAAGATGTAGCGCATGTCGCGCCTCCTATATTATATTTGAGGTCCTGGCTATCGGTTGCCAACTCCCGGGTTAACGCTCCCTTGGTCGCGGACGATCTCGGTGTCACCGGCTCAGTTTATTGGGAGGGCTGTACTGAGCGACCCTCGCGATGTTTAGGTGGGGTGTTACACTAGGAGCCTCCATGTTGTCTTTTGCTACCTTTTAATTGTATACCCTTCCGGGACAATTAGATATAACAGGAATGTAACAGTTTTTCACGCCCTTCGTGCTCCTTCGTCCTAGCTGAGTATTATAGAACATATTGTTCAGGAAGTAGCTCAGTTATAGCCAGGTATAATAGCTCTGACTTATAGCTTAAAATTAAAAGGACCCAGCAGCGTCTGCCGAGCCCTCTCTAGGTTACCCCTTGAGCTCACCTTTACAGGCGGTCCCAACGGTGCCGTGATAGTGGGACATAGCCCACCTCCTTTGTTTATAGGGCCTAAGCTCCGTCGTTGTAGCTGGCCCTCTGTGCCGCCGCGTTGGCCACGTCCCGGGTCTTGGTGTCGATCTCAGCCTGGGTCTGCTGGTCGTCGACCGTGGGGGACGTCAGGTTCTTGGAGATGCGAAGCACGCACCTGAACTCGGGCTCGGAGTACCTGATCCCTGTCACTATGTAGTCGGCGTCTACGTAGTCGTCCTCGTCGTCGACCTTCACCTGTATTAGGTCTCCGGGCTGGACGTACGTGCGCTCCTCTATCCTGTACTCGTCACCTACGTCCCAGTCATTGTCAGAGCCGCCGGTGAGGGCGCCATTGACAGAGTCGCTCTCGTTGGTGGTGGTGCTCACCGACGTAACTATGGCCGACGATCCGTCGGTGACGTTGGTAACCAGGTCCCCAGCCTCCACGTTCCATTTAGCGAAGTTTATGGACGTGTCGGTCAAGAAGGCATTGCTGGCCCCAGTGTCGTGCAGGTACACTGACAGTCCGGCATCATCTAGCCTGGAGGCTAGCCCGAAGCCGCTGTTGGTCCAGGACTGGCGCTCCCGGGTACGGGTGAAGAACGGTAGGCTCCACACGTACACGTTTCCTCGCTCAGCGGCCCCGCTTAGCCGGGACAGTTCTGTAGCGGCGCGGTCTGACGCCTCGGTGGTGGTCTTGAGACTGTAGTCTACTATGGTGCGAGATATCACCCGCTTGAAATTGCGCTGAGCCTGCAGGTTATTAGCCGAGCCGAGTACCGCCGCTCCCGCTGCGCTTCTACCTACCACCGCTACTCGGTTCACCGAGGACCGCGTGGACTTGGAGAACGACCAGTCTCTTAGGGGTTTCATCTGCTTAAACGACCCCGATCCCTGGCGGTAGGTCAGACCAAAGTTGGCGGGTAGACCGTACGGGCGGGCCCCGTTTCGGGAGTACCTAACTCTGTAGCGTGCCCTCAATACTCGGTATTTATCGTCGTCGTCCCAGTCGTTGTCTGCCCCGCCCGACAAAACACCCACTAAGGTGTTATACAGACCAGCAGTTGTAGAGGTTATCGCCGTGATGGTAGCGCGCGAGCCGTCGGTAAAGTTCTCTACTATGTCGCCTATGAGCACCCCGTGGTCAGCTATGAAATTAACGGAGGTGTCGGTAAGCGAAGCGGCATCATCGCCGCCATCATGAACGCTGCCAGCGGCCACTACCACGTCCTCGTGGGTTTGATCAGTGACGGTCAGCACGAAACCAGAGCCAGGCAGAGGCACGACTTCGTCTACCAGCGCACGCTGGGCTGGAATGCTATCACACTGAACGGAGATCCAAAAGCCCCGCATGTCATCTACGTCAGTAAACCCCGAGCTCGATGCCTCGGGATTACCGGCCTCTATAAACGTGGGCACCCAGTCAGCTGGTATAACCCACTCTAGCCGCACCGTGCCCGCGGCCATAAATGAAGGCTCAGTGTCTTTTAAGACCAGCGTGCGCCAGCGGCTTAATATCTTATACTCGTCGGACGCCCCGAACGACAGCGTCCCACCAGTAGCTTCTATACTGAAAGCTGAGTACGCTGTGACGACAGCTACTTGGCTATCTGTTACATTTACTACTAGGTCACCTTCTCTAACGCCGTCGTTACCCCAGTCAGCCCCTGTGTCATTTAAGGTGTCGTTATCACCGCTAGTGGCCGCCCCTGAGTCTCGTAGCTCTAAGTTTAACACAGCGTACGCGTCCCCAGTGGTCCACGTGTCGTCAGTCCCACCATTTAGCGTGCTCATTGTCAGAGTAGTTTGACTGATCGCCGTGATCACTGAGTATGAGTCATCGGTGAGGTGGTGGATCACGTCACCGACCACTACCCCGGTGCGTCGGAAGTCCATGTTAGCATCTGTAAGCACAGTTGTGGAGCTGCCCCCGGTATGGAACCCCGTGACCTTCGCGCCGTTGTCCCCGTAGTACCTTACGGTAAACGCCCCGTATTCTGGGCTTGCAAAGGTGGTCACCAGCACAAGGTCGAGCCCGTATATGGGGCCCGCCGTGCGTATGTAGACCCGGTCGTCCGATCCCGCCCCCATCCAGCTAAACGTGCTGGCGTCGGTTGCCAGCGCTTCAGTAGTGTTGTTGGTCCACGCGTCAGTTCCGACGTCGTAGTACCACACGGCGTCGGTGTGCTCGTACACCGCGAAATTACGGTCTATAGTGTTATCAGTCACCCAAACGTTGGATCCGTAGTCGGCTGCGTACCCATTAGCGTAGCCGGCGGCACTATCGGTGCGCCAGGACACGTAGTCAACTCCCGCGTCGTACCCAGTTACGTTGTTTTCTTGATACTGCAGTACGATCCAATAGCGGGTGTCTGGACGTAGAGCTACGGGACGATCAAACAAGAACTGCACCTCGTCACCGCTAGCCTCGTCAGAGATGTTCTGTATGTTCACCAGATTGGACTCGGCCCACGGAGTCAGCAGCTCCCCACTCGGTATGTCCAACCCGGACCCAGCCGAGTCACCGCTGAGGTCGTTGGCCTCTATGCGTATGTACACGTTACCGGTCACGGTCCCCACCCCTTCTATAAGCTTGAGGCGCAGGCCCATCTTACTCAATAAATGGTGGGTGGCGACTTGGAAGCTCTGGGCTAGGCTTCCCTGGGCGTCGGGTGCTAGCTCAGACTCTGAGTCGTTTGTGTCAAAGGTGCTGGCCGCTGTCGGCAAGGTTGGCTCCCTCAACAAGTCGGGGCACCAGTTGTCAGACTTGGCCAGGTCTATGAACTGCGGCAGAGCATTGCGGGCGTTCTTGCTAAAGTCGGGCTTAACTTGGTTGAGGTTAGGGGAGTGATCTAATCCCGGCTCGCCCTCGAAGCTCGATATCAAGGGGAACAACCACTGCCCAGCGGCGTCGGTGTCGTCTATCGCGTCCTGTATGATGTGGGAGTGGGCCGCCAATTCGGCCGCGTCGGTCTGAGGAGCGCCATCTCGTAGCTCGGAGTCGCGGGCCACAGCTATCACCTTCAGGTCAAATTCCCCCTCAGGAATTATTTCCTGCACCACCCCGGTGAAGATGAGCTTGCTTATATCACGCCCAGTCACCCGGACCTCAGTGGAGAACGGAATATAGATGTCCTCCGGGTTCCGGGCCTCAATACTGTAAACCTCCGACGAAGTCCACGTGCCTGAGCCGTCTACCAACTGCACCGTGAGTTGGGTCGCGCTGTCGACGGTAACTATCTCCCACGTCGAGGTGTCTGTAACGTTGGTCACTATATCGCCGGGCTGCAGGTGCAGGCGGGTGAACTCGGCCGCTGAGTCGGTTAACGTGGTGGCGGTTCCCCCTGTGGTTGTTCCGCTAATCATCACCGGTGTGTTATTGACGTTGTTACCCACCATGAACGTGACCCGGCGTATGAACCCGAACAACGAGGCCTCGTATACGAAGGAGCGAAGAGCTACCTCCTCTATCCAACCGCGGCCCAGATTGTTAAACTCTACTTTTGAGAAACGAGCCATTAGTATAATCTCCTTGCTAGTTCCACTCACTCAGTTCTG